TTGAATATAATGTGATGCTAAATGTATGGGGATATATAAGTTTACATGTTAAGTAATTAGTACCGCACTTTACATATAATTGGGAATACAATTTTGGAAACGAACGCATAACATTAAAAAACACAGATTATACAGATTGTTTAGATTATTTATATGTATAGTATTAACATAACATATTGGTTTTACTCACTTTTCTTGGTGTAAAGTGTAAAGTATCAGGCCATAAACACATTTAAGTTTGGTATAGATTGTTTAGATTATGCAGATTGTTCAAAGCTATACACCTTGCATGTTAACTTATGGACTGAATAGACGAGCTATATCCCCCCGACGTATGGTATATATACATACCTAGACGTGAGCGTGATTAGATGCGTAGTGGAGACAGATTAAGGGCAAAGAAAAACCCGCCTTGCGGCGGGCTAGTCTTAGAGTCCAGCAATCAGGAAGATTGCAATCACAAAGGCTGTTAGTTCCAGCCAGCTTGGTTCCCAATATCGTTGCATGTTTCTCTCCTGTGGTTGTGGGAGAGGCTTGCGCCTCTCCCGTTCGCTTAGGTTGCGGGTTTCCAGATTTGGTTCCAGACTGTTTCTAGTCTGTTCTCGAACCGCTTGGTCTTGTTCTTGTCCTTACTTGGACGATACTCGACCATAATCTGGCGGGGCTTGTTCCGTCCGCGCTGGACGGTCACACGTTTTACTTCAACACGCATTGTGCGCTCCATAAAGGTTAGAAGGTGGTGGCGGGATTATTCCCGCCACCTTTGTTGTTAGGACCGGCGTCCCAAGAAGGGGGATGCTTTTTTGCCTGCAATCACAGGCTTGGCGTCCTCTTTCTTGAAGAAGGCCAAGAAGGGCATTGGCGCACGTCCTGCGAAATTAACCAATATTCGAGGAGTGTGTGTGGTTAAGAGTTTTTCAATAGTCGCTGGCTTGAAGCCAGAAACCGCAAACTCTCCGCCGTTCCGAAGGCCAATCTTGACCACTTTGTCGCCCTTAGTTTCAGGAATGAAAGCCTGAACAAAGGTTTTATTTTGCGCCGCGAAATATGCCATATCCGAAGCGATGGTTTCCACTTCTTCCGCGCCATAATCCGCGCCGACCGAAACCGCGACAAAGCCAGTCTTTGCGTCGATTTTAAGGGCAACGCCACCCTGAAATACTGATGCCATGATGGCACCTCCATGTTTTACACTGTCAAAGAGCGAGGCGAGAACCTCGCCCACCAGACCGTTTGATCTGGCCTAATCAATAGAGCACATTCGGCTATTCGTGTCAACTGTCCCAAATTAATTAAATTCCCTTTATTTTATTTAATCCTAGTTCTTGTTTTGTTCTTTTGTTTTGTTGCGCGCAAGCATGACGGGGGGCCACATGGACAGCGCTCAGCCGCGGCCCCCGGTCGCGTAGTATACCTCTTAAACCACAACCCCAAAAAAGCACGTGTCAAGTTTTACTTTACTTGACTGTAATTTTTTACACACTATTGTATAGAGACATCAATCACGGAGATGTACTAGGATGAGCGCTACGTTTTTAGATACGACCAAGTGGTCAGATCGCCTTGCGTTTGATATTGCCCTGCGCCTTGAAGGTAGTGGGGAGGACATCGTGGAGATCATGACTCGTCATGGTATAGCCACAACAGACCTTGTTGCGTTTAATGGTGATCCGATATTCCTCAAGAAGGTTGGTGCATTCCGCGACGAGATTCGTGATAAGGGCGTTACCTTCAAGATGAAGGCTAAGTCGCAGGCTGAAGAGCTTCTAAAAACATCTTGGTTGTTAATACATAGTCCTGATGTAAGCGCCGCAGTGAAGGCTGATCTGATAAAATCCACTGTTAAGTGGGCAGGTCTTGAGCCTAAGAATGATTCTGGGGACTCCGGTGTAGCTGGTGGGGTACGTATCATGATCAATCTTGGTGGTGAGTCCCTTGGTTCTGCTAATATTGTAGAGCATGTTGCTACAAAAGAGTTGGCAGATGACGAAGATTGAGGTCAGAAGTGCCACAGAAGCCAGGGAAATTGAGAAAAAACTGGCTGCACAGGGCATTTCCTACCAGACTCGTATAGTAAAGACCCGTAAGAAGGGTCTATTTTACGTAATTAACGTACTTGGAGTAGCAGATGGCACTGGAAATTGACTATACACCGCCTACTACAGGCAAGAAGTTCATGAAATCTGACAAAAAGATGCGTGTTTTGATGGGTCCAGTGGGGTCTGGCAAGTCAGTTACGTGCAGTTTTGAGGTTATCCGACGTGCAACTATGCAGGAGCCCAACAAAAACGGGATTCGCAAGACCAGAGCGGCTGTGGTGCGCGAAACTGCGCGTCAGCTGCAGGATACGACCATCAAAACGTTCCTGGATTGGTTCCCACCGGGGGAATGTGGCGACTATATGCGCACAACCAAGACATATTTCTTCAAAGTAGGGGATGTTGAGTGCGAGATTATGTTCCGTGCGCTTGATGACGCGGATGATGTGGCAAATTTGAACTCGTTGGAGTTGACGTTCGCTTGGTTCAACGAGTGTAGAGACATTCACCCTGATATTGTGGACGCTATGTCAAAGCGTATTGGACGTTTCCCGTCTAAGAAGGACGGAGGTCCGACTTGGCATGGAATGTGGGGTGATACGAACCCGCCGACTATGGATACGTGGTGGTATTACCAGATGGAGGGGCTTGATCCCAAAGATGGGGTGTCTCCTGCTAATAATGGGTGGGATGTTTTCAAGCAGCCGTCCGGTCGGACGCATATAGCTGAGAATATCGAGAACTTGCCAGAGGGATACTACGATACACAGGGTCGGTCGGAAGAGTATATCCGCGTGTACATCGACGGTGAGTATGGACTGAGTTCTGCCGGTATGCCTGTGTATAAATACTTTAGGCCGGACTACCACATGGCTAAGGAGAAGTTGCGTTATATATCAACAGGGGTTCGTCCCATCGTGATCGGGATGGACTTGGGGCTAACGCCAGCTGCGGTCATCGGTCAGCAGGATGCGCGTGGTCGCGCACTAGTGCTAGCGGAGGCTGTAAGCTTTGACATGGGGATACAGCGTTTCGTAAGGACGATTTTGAAACCGTTGCTCTTCGAGAAGTTCAGCGGCGCACCAGTCCTTATAGTAACTGACCCGGCTGGGGTTCAGAGGGCGCAGACCGACGAACGGAGCGCAGTCGATATTATTAAAGCTGAAGGGTTCAAAGTAATACCGGCTAAGACCAACAACGTGTCTGCGCGGATAAGCTCCGTTGACGACTACCTGATGCGGCAGGTTGACGGTGACCCTGCGTTCCTTGTGGACCCTAGTTGCACTCAGCTTAAAGCTGCCATGATGGGTGGGTACAGGTTCAAGCCCAAGGGCGACAGTGACATTGATAAGAACAAACACAGTCACGTAGCCGAGGCACTTCAGTATCTTATGTTGCATATTTCTACCGTGAGTGATGGTGGGTATGTCGTGACACGTAGGGATATTAAGCCGATTGCTTCGTTTGGTTGGACATGATATGCGTAGCATATCACACGGAGGTTGGCATGAAAACCTATTCTAACAAGTCACTGTCGCGGGTTTGCAGCAGCGGCAAGCTCAAGTCCTATAAGAAGGGCGGGGTTGTCGAGAGTGATAATTCCTCCGAAGAAGATTCTGGCGGGCAGTCTGTTTCTGTTAGCGGTGGGTCTATTCCATCTGGAACTTCTGGCCCTGGAAATACTAGCAGGATTTCAGGCGTAGCCGGTGGTGGCAACGTGAACATTCCTGTTGGGGACTATAATATTGGCGTGGGTGTAGATTACTCTAAGGTCAAAGTGCAGACACCATCGGGTAATAAGAACATCACTCGCGGCGGCGTTAACGAAGTATCTGTTAGCCGTGACTTGGGTAATGACTCTAATGTGTCGCTCACATATGGGCGAAACAAAGAAGAGGGTAAGGCTAGTCACTCGTTGAGCATTGGATACTCTAGGAAATTCTAACTTGCACAGCGTGTTATGTTGTGCCATATTGACTCAGGGCGTTCTCCCCGCCCTGCTCCACTCCCAGACTTGGTTCCCTGTGCTAAGCCCATCCGCACAGGGAACCTTTTTATGGTGTTGCGATATTATGTAATTTGGTCTATTGTTCGCTAATCGCGCAATAGGAGGATTTCCATGGCGACAGTTACCCCCTCGGTTAAAGTGACCGCAGACGGTGTGCCTTACGTAATCTGGTCTGGCATTGTTACTGGTGATACTCTTGTTGCATTTGCTGTGCGCGATGGGCAGGCTCGTAACGCTGCAGTACAGATTTCAGGTACTTTTGGTGGCGCTACCGTTGCGCTTAACTCATCTAATGACAATACGACGTTCTTTGCTATGAAGGACCGGTCTGCTGCTGGTACGGCACTCAGTGCTACAGCCGCAGCTATCTTTGAGTTTCAGTCTAGCGCGGCATATCTCAAGCCAGTCGTGACAGCCGGTACAGGTAATAGCATTAACGTAATCCTGACTCTGAGGGGATAAGCATGGCTGGTCTCAGCGTTTTGCGTGTTGTAAGCAACGAACAACTTGATCGTGCTGAGAAGCAAAGGCTGGATGCTGAACTTCAAGCCAGGCAGCAGAGTGATGTTCTCCTTGGGCTAGGCGCTTATTTGCGTGAGTGCTGGGATGCAGCACGTATTGCCAAACAGCCAATCGAACAGATTATGCTACGCGCAATGCGTCAGCGTAACGGGGAGTATGATCCTGATAAACTGAAAGCTATCCGTGATCAAGGCGGGTCAGATGTCTATATGATGTTGACCGAGATCAAGTGCCGAGCCGCTGAGAGCTGGCTGCGTGACATTCTCTTGGATGCTGGTACCCCTCCGTGGGATATTCAGCCAACGCCAATCCCTGATTTATCCCCAGACCAAATGGATCAAGTGAAGTCCGCATTTGCCGAGCAGGTGATGCAGATGATCCAGTCAACTGGGCAGGCACCGTCTAAAGCTCAGATGCTTGAGATGAAAGAACTTGTACAGCAGGAGTTCAGGTTCAAACTCTTGCAGGCGGCTACTAACCGTGCCGAGCGTATGAAGATTCGCATTGATGATCAGTTTGCCCAAGGTGGCTGGGTCGATGCGTTCAATGAGTTTATCACTGATCTTGTGACGTTCCCTTGTGCGTTTGTTAAAGGGCCAGTGGTACGCCGCCAGCGGCATCTAATCTATAATCGTGGTCCTGACGGCAAAATGCTGGTAGAACCAGCAGAACGGCTTGCTCCTGAGTTTGAGCGTGTTAGTCCGTTTAATATGTATCCTGAGCCTGGCATTACCCGCATCAATGATGGGTATTTGTTTGAGCACCATAAGTTGACCCGTACTGATCTGGCTGATCTTATCGGTGCTCCCGGTTACGATGATCAGGCTGTTCGCAAAGTTCTTGAGGAAGGTCCATCTCAGTCGTGGGTAGCTGATACTACCTATATCGAGCGCGAACAGGAAGAGCGTAAGTTCTATACCGAGATGCGTCCGACTGATTTGTATGATGCGCTTGAGTTCTGGGGCAAAGTCAGCGGCAGAATGTTGCGCGAATGGGGTATGACTGAAGAGGAAATCCCTGATGAGGACCGCGAATACGACGCAAATGTGTGGATGGTAGGCAATTATATCATCAAATCTATCCTAAACTATGACCCATTGGGCGAAAAACCCTACGCAAAAACCTCGTTTATTAAGATGCCAGGCGCATTTTGGGGTCGGTCTATCCCCGAAATTATCGAAGATTTACAGAGTATTTGTAATGCTTCTGCTCGTGCATTGGTTAATAACATGGGGATTGCGTCTGGTCCCCAGGTCGAAGTCAATCTAGAACGCATACCTCCTAACGAAGACATCACACAAATGCATCCGTGGAAGATTTGGCAGGTCTTGAATGACCCGCTTGGCTCTTCTGCGCCAGCTGTGCGGTTCAATCAGCCTACTGATAACTCCACCACTCTGATGGCTGTGTATGAAAAGTTCAGCCGCATGGCTGATGACCACTCCGGTATCCCTGCTTACATCTATGGTGATACCAACGTGCAGGGTGCAGGTCGTACTGCGTCTGGGCTTTCCATGCTCATGGGGTCAGCTGGTAAGGGTATCCGCCAGGTTGTCATGCATATTGACATGGACATCACTAAACCGATTGTTGAACGTCAGTTTGTGTACAACATGCGGTACGATCCAGACGACGAGATCAAGGGTGATCTGCAGATTATTCCACGTGGCGCTACTAACCTTGCTGTTCGTGAGACTGTCAACGTTCGCCGTGTCGAGTTCCTTAATGCTACCGGCAACGAAGTAGATATGAGCATCATTGGTATTGATGGTCGCGCTGCTATCCTCCGTGAAGTGGCTAAAGGTCTGCAGATGCCTGTAGACCAGATCGTACCCAGCCGTGATAAGTTAAACTATACCACACAGTTAAAGCAGCTGCAGGCACAAGCTCAGCAGCAACAGCAACCACAACAGCCACAGGCTGGCCCTCAAGGACAGCAGGCTGCACCAGCTAAGGTGAGTATGTCAGGTGGACCTGCAGGTGGTATGAATACGGTGAGCAACCAGCAAACAGGGGCAGCATGATTCGGCCTACCCCAGAGCAAGTTGCAGCCATAGCAAATGTAGCTAAGTACAATCCTGTATTCACTGATTGGGTGCAGAATTGGTACCAACACGAACTTAGACAGCTACCAAACGCAGGTAATTCTAGTGTTCAAGTGGCACAAGGTCGTTGTCAGGTCTTGACAGAGCTATATAAGTTATTACAAGATTCACCAGAACTAACAGCAAAACCTCGCTGAGGTAGCTGACCTTTTAACCTACGCATACCGAGAGGAGCGTTCTAATGGCTATTCCAGAGCAAGTTCGTCGTCAGTCTGAGGCTATCGCAAAACTGTACGAAGATGTTAACGCCGACGCTGAAGCTAAAGTAGAAGCAGCGGGCGAAACACAAGAGCAGACTTCGCAAGCCAACAGTGCCGAGAAAGTTGCACCTGAGTCCAAGCGTAACGAGCAAGCGCGTTCGGACACTGGGTCGGAAGACACGGCTGAGCAGAGATACCGTACTCTGCAAGGCATGTACAACGCTGATACTGCCCGTCTTCGGATGGAAAATCAGCAGTTGAACAATAGGTTATCGCAACTAGAACAGTTGCTGTCTACTATGGCAAGCCAACCTGCCCAACAGCAGCAGACGCTTGATAGAATTGTTACTGATAAAGACGTTGAGGAATACGGCGACTCCATTGATGTCATGCGGCGCGTGACTAAAGAAGAGACTGCGGTTTACCAAAATCGCATCGCAGAACTGGAGCACATGATTCGTCAGGTGCAGACTAGCGTAGTTCCAAAGGTTGAACAGGTAGCCCATAGGCAGGCAGTTAGCGCAGAGCAGAGTTTCTGGTATGACTTGTCGGCGGCTTTCCCTCAGTGGAAAGAAGTTAACGCAGACAGAAACTTCCAGAACTGGTTACTTGAGATTGATCCGCTGACAGGAATCTCCCGTCAGACATATCTTGAGGACGCTCAGCGTAACATGGATGTTAGGCGCGTGGCTTCGTTCTTCTACACTTGGCAGGACATTAATGGCCAACTTGTTGCTCAATCACCTCGGAACGCAGCAGCGTCCGAACTCGATAAGCAAGTATCTCCAGGTCGTAGCCGTGGGGGCAGTGCTCCTGCAGAACAACAGGCTAAGACTTACTCGTCAAAGGACATTGCTAAGTTCTTTGATGATGTTCGGAAGGGTGCTTTTAAGGGTAAGGAAGCTGAACGCGACCGAATCGAACGCGATATTTTCTCCGCACAGCGGGAAAATCGCATAGTCGCTAACGGTTAAACGGAGTTAAAAACCATGGCGTATCCTGTCGCACCAGGCCGTCCCAATTATTCGGGTAACTTCATCCCCGAAATTTGGTCCGGCAAATTGATCGAAAACTTCTACGATGCAACCGTGTTGGCTGCTATCTCCAACACCGACTACGAAGGTGAAATCCGCAATCAGGGTGACACTGTTAACATTCGTACCCAGCCAAACATCACGATCCGTGATTACGTGAAGGGTCAGAATCTCGTTGTCGAAAACCCAGATAAGCCAAAGCTGCAGCTGCTCATCGACAAGGGCGAGTACTTCGCTTGCGTTGAGGACGACATTGATAAAGTCCAGTCGGATGTTAAGCTGATGGATATGTGGTCTAAAGATGCTTCCGAGCAGATGAAGATCAAAATCGACCAGCGCGTTCTGACCGACATGCTGCCTGACATTGGTACCTACAACAAGGGTGCTACCGCTGGTCAGCAGTCTGGCGCGTTCAACCTCGGTACTACTGCTTCTCCGCTTACCGTCACTAAGGACGGCGCTGGTGGCACGACCTCCGTGGTTGACCTTCTCGTCGATCTGGGTACCGTTCTTGATGAAGCCAACTGCCCTGAGCAGGGTCGCTTCGTTGTCATTCCTGCCCGTATGGCTGGTCTGATCAAGAAGTCGGAACTGAAGGACGCTTCCATCACTGGTGACAGCATGTCGCCAATCCGCAATGGTCGTCTCGGTATGGTTGATCGTTTCACTCTCTATGTGAGCCACAACCTCAACGTTTCGTCCGCTAAGTACAGCCTTGTCGCTGGCACTAAGATGGGTCTGACGTTTGCTTCTCAGATGACTGAGATGGAAACCATTCGTTCGGAAACCACCTTCGGTGACATCATCCGTGGCTTGCAGGTGTATGGCTATAAGGTTGTGAAGCCTGAAGCCCTCGCACAAGCTGTTTGCACCTTCGCATAAGGAGAACCTATTATGACCGCATATACCGATTCCTATGGGTTCAATAAGGGTTCCGCTGGCTTTACAGCTCCTTATACGAACCGTGTCACAGTCTACGAAATCACCGTTGATTTCGCTAAGATTGCAGCAGCACGTTCTGCAGCAGGTGTAGCAGCTCTGGCTTCTACCGACACTCTCGTTCTTGGTGTGATCCCGAAAGGTGCTCTCATCCTGGGTGGCGGTGCTACGCTGATCACTGCAGAAGGCGCAACCGGTACTGTTGACCTTGGTATCACAGGTTCTACTACGTTGTTCGCTTCGGCGTTCAACCTGAACGCTGCTGCCCTGACGACTGCCGCTGCTACTACTCCAGCGTACACTACGGCTAACACCAACATTGTGATGACTGTCAATACCAACAGCATTGACGTTGCCAGCATGAAGGTGTCTATCGCTGTTATTAACCTGGGTGCCGATCTCGGTACCATTCCTAGCGCATAAAACGGTGGGGCTTTGGCCCCACCTCCTTTTTAGGAGGCAGAAATGGGTCTTTATACTGGCGTTGCGTTGGATAATGTTATCATTAACAGCGGAAAAGCTACCCTCAATACCCTGACTGTTACCGGTGCAGCACCTGTTACAAAGACTGCATCGTTCACAGTAGCATCTACTGACCGTTTCATTGTGTGCAATGGTACGGCTTCTATCACTGTGACGCTTCCAGCGGCTTCTTCGGCTCCTGGTCGTGCTCTTACTATCAAGACTATTGCTGCGTTTACTGTTGTGTCTGCGTCTAGCAACGTAGTTCCCATTGGCTCCGCTACCGCAGGTACGGCAATCCTTGCCGCTTCTGCTGGGGCTTGGGTTGAACTTGTTAGCGACGGCACTAACTGGGTAGTTATGGCTTCGTAAAAATAAGGCAGGGGTTACGACCCCTGCTTTTCCCATAGGAGTCTGAGATGACAGCTAAACGTATTCCAGGTCTTGATCCGCTTACAGGCGCTGCGTCATCAAGTGACGATAGCCTGGTTATCTTTGATACTAGCGAAGATACAACTAAACGTATCACCCGCAGTCAGCTATCTCTTGCTCTTGCTACTGATCTCACATCCACGTTTCTTCCGCTAACTGGCGGCACTCTTACAGGTGCAACCGTAGTGTCCGTGGCATCGGCTAGTACCGCACTTAGGGTCACTCAGACTGGTGCAGGTAATGCCATTCTCATTGAGGATTCTGCTAACCCAGATTCCTCTCCAGTCGTAGTGGACAGTACCGGTAAACTTGGCATTGGTAAGACAACGCCAGTCGTTTCCGTAGATATAACCGCTACAGATGCTATTCGCTTGCCAGCAGGTACTACTGCTCAGCAGCCATCAGGCGGTATCTCACTGCCAGGTATGATTAGATTCAATACCACAAACTCTTCGTTTGAAGGGTATAATGGGTCCGTATGGTCGGCAGTAGGTAGTGGTGCATCAGGCGCTGGTACTGATCAGATTTTCTGGGAGAACCAGACGACTGTTACAACTGATTACTCTATTGGCGGCAGTAAGACAGGTAGCTGGAACGCTATGACTGCTGGCCCAATTACTATCAATGGTGGGGTAACTGTTACAATCCCTACTGGGTCAACATGGACCATTGTGTGAGGTGACCTATGCCGCTTAAACTTAATGGTTCCACATCTGGCTATACTCAACTGCAGGCTGCAGCTGCGGCAGCTAATAATACTATCACACTGCCATCTGGTACTGGCACACTGGTACAGCAGACTACAACTGCTTCTCCAACCAATGGTCAGATTCCTATTGGTAATGGATCGTCGTATGTACCATCTACACTGACAGCAGGTACTAATATTTCTATTTCAAATGGTGCTGGTTCTGTTACTATAAACGCCATCGTGGCTATACCAGTGGGGACAACATTGACCCTAGCTAACACTCTTGGAGGTTTCTGATGCCCGCCAATACCACTCCTATTTTTCCATTAACACCGTTTACGTCCTGGCTTTCTGGGGCAGCAGCAAGTGCTGCAACTCCCGGTGTTACTGCAAACACAACCAAAGACGGTTCATCTGGAACTATCTATGGCCCAGTTGAAACAGCAGGGGCAAATGGGTCGCGTATTGATTATCTCCGCCTTCGCGCCCTTGGAACTAACGTAGCAACTGCTTGCCGCGTGTGGATCAATAACGGTGGCGTAACTACAACAGCAGCCAATAATACGTTGTTCACAGAATTTACATGCGCGGCTACTACGTTATCGGAAGTTGCAGCACTCGCTGAAATTACAATCCCAATGAACGTATCCCTGCCAGCTGGGTATAAAGTGTACGTAACCTTTGGTACGGCTGTTGCCGCTGGATTCCATGTGACTGCAGTAGGCGGAGATTACTGATGAGCGCGACCTCCCCCGCTTTTCCGGTTAATGCCTTTCAGCACGGGGGTGGCCCTGCGGTTTCCTATTATCAATCAACTGCGCAATCGCTACCAACTGGCGCTAACACCGTAGTAAATTATCAAACAAAAGAGTTTGATACTGATTATGCGTTTAACGCAGTTACTGGGGTATTTCAGCCTAAAGTAGCCGGTATATACCAAGTAAACGCATGTGTAGGTTCACCATCATTTAGCGCAGCAGAAGCATATATTGCTATTTTTAAGAGCGGTGTAATATATAAAAATGGTGTTGACCTAAACGGTACCAGTGTTATGAATCAGTTCAATACTTTAGTATCGTCTTTAGTTGCGCTAAATGGCGGAAGCGATTATATAGATATTAGAATATACCAAAATACCGGCGCTGCTATTAACACAAACGCTAATATTCGTAGTACATACTTCAACGCAGCATGGATACGGGGACTGTAACATGACAGTAACAGTTGAAGGTTCTACAGGCACGTCCCAGCCCAATTTGACATTCACAGGAACTGGTGGCCGCATCACCGGTGACTTCAGCAATGCTACCTTTGTCAACCGTGTGATGTTCCAAAATAGTGTTGCAAATGGTCGCACAAACATATCCGCTTTACCAAATGGAACAAGTACGACTACTGGCGTAGATTTATATGGTTCATCTTCTGATCCAGCAAATACTTCTTTACTCCGCATCGCAAATACAAACGCTGAATATCAGCTTGAAGGAACACGGACAGGCACTGGCACATATCTGCCTATGACCTTCTACACTGGGGGGTCAGAACGTGCTCGTATCGCTACATCTGGTCGGTTCACTACGAACAAAGCCGCTAACGGTGTTGTTGTAGCCCTGACTGACGGTGCTACTATCACTCCCGATTTTGACGCGGCTAACTTCTTTTCTGTCACACTTGGCGGTAACCGCACTCTCGCTAACCCAACTAACCTCACGGCTGGGCAGAGCGGCGTTATCGTTATTACGCAAGATGCAACAGGCTCCCGCACTTTGGCATATGGGTCTAACTGGAAGTTTTCTTCCGGCGGCGCACCAACTCTTACCTTAACAGCCGGTGCTGTTGACGTTCTGGCGTACTATGTAGAGAGCGCTTCCCGCATAACAGCACGGCTTATTACGGATGTTAAATAATGAGCGTGTCCCCCAGCCTTCTCTTTGTAGGACAGGACTATCAGGTCAACCGTAGTGTACGGCTTCGGTCGTCGGCTAGTGCTTATCTGGGCCGGACATTTATAACGCCGACATCACAAAACATTTGGACTTACAGTGTTTGGGTCAAACGGGGAAATTTAACAGCCGTTAACAATATCGGATTATCCGTAACTGGGCAAAATAATCAATTTTATTTCAACAACGACAACACATTAAATTTGTTTAACAATGTCACGCAAGTATTTACAACAACCCAAGTCTTCCGTGACCCATCGGCTTGGTATCATATTGTACTTGCTTTCAGTGGAGGCGCGGCATCAAACAAAGTCCGTTTATATGTTAACGGAAGTGAAGTAACATCATTTACAACGGATAACCGTTCATCTCTTACCACAACAAATATAAATACGGCTATTGCTCACGGCATAGGTTTGTATTTACAAACACCATCTAACTATCTTGATGGGTATCTTGCGGAAATTAACTTTGTTGATGGGCAGCAACTTACTCCGTCCAGCTTTGGGTTCACCGATAGCAACGGCATTTGGCAACCTATTAAGTACACAGGTACATACGGGACTAATGGGTTCTATCTAAACTTTTCAGATAACAGTGCTGCCACAGCTGCAGCAATCGGTAAAGATTATAGCGGGAACGGCAACAACTGGACCCCTAACAACATCTCCGTCACGGCTGGCGTTACATATGACAGCATGATTGATAGCCCGACTGTTAGTGCAGCTTCATCAAATTACCCTGTCATTAATCCCCTAAGTGGTAGCACCCAGTCAGTTTGGGCGGTATCCAATGCCAATCTTACATATGCTCTTGGTAGCACCACCACATGGGCCTCGGCGCGTGGCAATATTATTATCCCAGCAAACGGAAAATGGTACTGGGAAGTTACCCCTGCAAATACGCAAAATTGTTTGATGGGCATTTGTATTGACTCTGTTTCATTCCAAACAGCCCCATCACAATCTGGCGTTATTGGGTATAACAATGATGGGACAAAATCTATCGGCGGGACAACAACTGCTTATGCAACTGCATGGGCGGCAAATGACATCATTGGTTTTGCGTATGACGCAACGGCGGGAGACCTTGTTGTCTATAAAAACAATACAAGCCTTGGCACGTTAGTTTCTGGTGCAACGGGTAATAATAACTATTTTCCTTGCTGGTTCGGCGGCAATAATAACGCACAGGGCAGTGTTAATTTTGGTCAGCGCCCATTCTCGTACACCCCACCAACAGGATACGTAGCTCTAAATACGTATAACCTACCAGCGCCAACCATTCCTAATGGTGCAACGGTTATGGCTGCAACAACGTATACGGGTACAGGAGCAACGCAAAGCATTGCTAATAGTAGCAACAATGCTGCGGCGACATCGTTTAAGCCTGATTTGGTCTGGATCAAGGGCCGAAACGTTGTATCAAACAACGTATTGATCGACTCGGTTCGTGGCGCGGTTCTATCGGTAAGTGATCTGACCGACGCAGAAGTCAGTGCGACCCCATATTTCAGTTCAATCAATTCAAACGGTTTTACCGTTACCGGAACATCTGCTGCAACAAACCAATCAGCGGAAACCTTAATCGGCTGGCAATGGCAAGCGGGACAAGGCACGAGTGTACTTAACGGTGAAGGTAGCATCTTCAGTACTGTCAGCGTTAACCGCACCGCTGGGTTTAGCATTGTGACATATACGGGGAACAACACATCTGGGTCTACGGTTGGCCATGGCCTTGGTGCTACTCCAAGTTTCGTTATCATCAAATCAAGAAGTTCTGCAACTCGTTGGTTGGTTAAAGCACCAAGCATTACTGGAACAAACGTATTAGCACTAAACGAAACAACCGCCGCTGCATCTGGGTTAAATGGATACATTGGAACACTAAATAGTTCTGCTGTTCAAATATCAGGGGTAAATACAAACAGCGACATCAATGCTAGCGGCACGACATACGTCGCCTATTGCTGGTCAGAAGTAGCTGGCTATTCCAAGTTTGGCAGTTATACAGGCAATGGGTCTGCGGATGGCACGTTTATACACCTTGGTTTTAGACCACGGTTTATCCTTACAAAGCGTACAGATGCTATATCCCAATGGTTCATTATAGACTCCTCTCGCAATACGTACAATGTTGCTGACCGTTTGTTGTACCCAAACCTTACCAACGTTGACACTGCATCAACGTCTCTTGACATTCTATCAAATGGGTTCAAGTTGCGCGGCACTATTGATCCAAACGTCTCTGGTGGAACTTACATCTACGCCGCCTTTGCAGAAAATCCCTTCAACATATCGAGGGCTAGATAATGTTTATCCTGGATAATAAACCACTACCATTGGACGTGCCGTTCGAGCATAACGAGATTCAGTACCCAGCAAACTGGTTGCGCCTCGCTACAGTTGAGGAACGCGCAGCCCTCGGCATCACCGAAGAAGCTGAGCCAGAAACATATGATGATCGTTTCTATTGGGGTGTCGGTCTTCCAAAAGATTTGGATGGTCTCAAGGCTGTATGGTCGGCGCAGATTTCTCAGACTGCATATACACTGTTGTTTCCATCAGACTGGATGATTGTTCGTAGCATGGAAACATCTACTCCAGCACCCTCGGACTGGACAACATATCGTAGTGTGGTTAGAATTAAAGCCGCAGAAATTAAAACCGCAGTCGCCTCGGCTACTGATGTCGAATCTTTGATCTCTGCTGTTATCGGTGTAGAGTGGCCAGCAGTGCCTAGCGGGAGTCAGTCATGACGCTATTAGTTGACGAGATTAAAAACGTTACGTCAGCTGTATCTAATCTGACGCTCGACACTAGCGGTAACGTTACGGCTGGCGCAAATCTGACTGTAACTGGGTCAGCTACACTTCCTACCATTGCTGGTAATCCCACACTCAGTGGCAATCCATCGTTTACTGGCAATCCTACGTTCTCTAACGTCCCAAGTTTCCCTAGCTCTCTAGCTATGCGCAACCGCATCATCAATGGTGCAATGCAAATTTGGCAGCGAGGCACAACAGGCACGACAGGATATGTCGCTGATCGCTGGGCTGTCACCGCTGGAACAAGTGTCACTGCGACGCAATCAAGTGATGTGCCAACTGGATATAAATATTCTCTTTCACTTGCTGGCACTAATCTTCCGCAAACATACCAACGCATTGAAGGCATTAACTGCACTGACCTATCTGGGCAAAGCATTACACTTTCATTTTGGGCTAAACAATCTGTTGGAGCTGGCGCTGGGAGCCTAGCTGTTTCGCTTGCCGCTCCGACTGCTACCGATAACTATGCATCCACAACTGCAATCGGTAGTTCAGTTTTTACCGGCGCGGCGACATGGACCCAATACAGCGTTACCTTTGCTAGCGTTAATTCCGCAATCGCAAACGGCTTACAGATCATCATTTATGCTACAGCAACGGGTGCTGCCACATTCCTTGTCACAGGCGTACAGCTTGAGGTAGGCTCCGTTGCCACGCCATTTGAACGGCGGCTGTATGGGCAGGAGCTTGCACTGTGTCAGCGGTATTACGAGAAGTCGTATAATAATAGTGTTGCTGTCCCAACGGCAGTTACCGCTGGAACAGGACAGTTGTTTGTTAACGCTATTGCAAGTGGTGCAACTGTTAATACGGTAAATTTTGCAGTATCAAAACGCGCATCCCCAACTGTTGTTTCGTATGATAATGCGGGGACATCTGGTAAAAATTCATACTATACAACAGGTTGGAATAACGGTGGGACGGCAACTATAAATACTGCTCTTGAAAAAGGGTTTAATTTAACTCTTGGCGGTACAGGAACACTTGTTTATTTTAATGCGGATTGGGCTGCATCAGCGGAGCTATAATCATGTCAGCTAACCTTACCGGTAGTAAAATTAAAGACACGTATAGCCAGATACTCCATGTCGATGGGGGTCCATCGGCTACGGAAAAGGTTGTGTATAGTGCCACTGGTATAGGTACGGCCCTCCTTGTGGGGACGAACTCTATCTCGTCTGGCAATATCCGCATTGAGTCTAACGTAATCTCGCCTATCACAGGCACCGTTGGCATCCAGAACGTAGCTATTACGAGCGGGACAATTACAGGCATTACCGATTTGGCTGTTGCTGATGGCGGTACTGGTGCCTCTACTCCGGCTGACGCGAGAGTTAGCCTTGGACTTGGTGATATAGCTGTTCAAAACGCTAATGCTATTGCTATTACAGGCGGTGACATTAGCGCTACCACTTTGAAAGTTCCATCACTGACTGGATACGTGAAAGCAAACGGCGCGTCTAACATGAGTGCGTCTGCCACAATTCCATACTCTGACATCAGCGGCTTACCTACCGCCACATACGCGCAGTTCTCGGACACTACAACGCAGTCAGCTACTATCAATACTGCAACTGTAGTGACTATGAATAGCACTGACATCACTAGCAATATCTCTCTTATATCAAACAGTCGTATGACCGCAGCTAATGCTGGTGTCTATAAGTTTGATGTTAGCATCTTGTTCGCTAATAGTGCAGCCGGTGCAAGTACAGTTAGTTTCTGGTTACGCAAGAATGGAACTGATATTGCTGCATCAAATACAGACCTTTCTATTCCAGCTAAGTCAGGCACTGTAGATGGTATTGGAGTATGCACAGTCCCATTCATCCTGTCGTTAGCTGCTGGCGATTATATTGAAATATGGTGGTCTACTCCTGCGGCTACTAACACTATTAAAACTCTTGCCGCTCAAACTTCTCCAACACGTCCAGCAATGCCATCTATTATTGTTACTGTTATAAGGCTTACATAATGGCAAAATCTCCAGCATGGCAACGTAAAGAAGGCAAAGACCCAGAAGGTGGATTGAACGCTAAGGGTCGCGCTGCTTACAATAAGGCCAACCCAGGTAAGCCTGGGTTGAAAGCTCCACAACCAGAAGGCGGACCCCGCCGTGATAGTTTCTGCGCCCGTATGAAGGGTATGAAGAAAAAACTTACATCTGCTAAGACTGCAAACGACCCTAACTCCCGCATCAACAAGTCGCTTAGAGCGTGGAACTGCTAAAGGATTTACAACATGACTATGTATCTTCGCAATAAACGTGATGGATTCATCTACGAGTGGAATGAAATCCTCTCCAAGAACCCTTTATGTGAGGAAGTTACTGAGGAAGAAGCCTATCCAGAACGGTTTATTCCTGCTATTGTGGCCGAGAAAGCAGAAGAAAAGCGTGGTCGTAAGAAGCGCGAACCTATTAATCTGCACACAGACGATGTTCCTACTGAACCAGATTATACTAATCCAGAGCTTAATGCTGAGGCTTCAAGGGGATTGAACAAGTGACACCAGCAGAGATCATAGCTGACGCTCGGCATGTCATACAAGACACGCTAGTTCCTTATCGGTTCACTGATGAGGAAATGCTTAGCTTTGTTAATCTTGCGCTGAAGCGTATGGCAGTTCTGCGCCCTGATCTGTTTGCGGAACTTGGCGAATTGACTACTACTCCAAACACCCCAATCCAGACTATACCTACAGATGGTATTAGGCTTATTGACATCTTCTATGTGCAGGATGGTGATGCAGTTCTGGAAGCAGACCGGGAATCCCTCAGCCGTAGTTATCCTGGGTGGGCTACAGAAGCTGCGGGAACTCCCATCAACTTTATGCGCCATGTTAAAAATGGTGAGAAATATTTTCTATATCCTAAACCAGAGGCAGGTATCGTCCTCGTTGGTGAGTATGCCAAGACGCCACCAGACTACGACTTAAACGATACTATTACATCTCCACCGCAAGCATTTAAGCCAATTATCATAGACGGAGCTGTCTATATGGCTGAGTCTGTAGACGCTGAACACGTTAACTCTGGACGCGCCAAGCTGTATTTTGATTCGTTCACATCAGCTCTTGGAGCCTCTTTACAAAGTCATACTGTTACAGATACTAAAGCTGCAGGGCTAAAACCGTCATCCACGACAGCCAAGATCGGTGAGGTAATCTAATGGTTGACAGAGCCTTCACAACCTTATTGCCTAAAATCAGCTCCAGCACACCTGGTTGCCCACAGCCTTTGCTTATCCAGTATATTCGGGATGCAGCAATCAACGCATGTGAGCGCACCCTCATCTGGAGATATGTTGAGCCTAAGTTCAATCTTACACCTGGTGTATCTGAGTATGCATACAACAAGCCAGATGAGTCTGATGTCCACGTAATTTTTGATGCACTGGTAAATAATCAGCCACTGGATAAACTCACACTTGAGCAAGCCATTGGTCTATATCCAGCATGGGCTGATCTCTATAGTGGAGAATCTCCAGCTAGCATGTGGGAAAGTGCAAGAAGCATCTATAACACTAATGTCTATAATAGCTTTGTGCTAAACGAAGGGTCTACGTTTACCCTATCTGATGCGGCTTTAGCAGATGCAAGCGAGCCACGAGCTGTGTGTCAGATTACTCCAAATAAATACATCATACTCCCGCTTCCAGATAATCAGAAGACATACACAATGCGTATGTTCTATGCGCTGAAACCAAAGCGCACTGCCACTGGTATGGATTCTAATATCTTTGATGAACTTGAGGATGTGATCACTCATGCTGCATTGCAGCAACTGCTAGTCATGCCCAATGTAGCTTGGACTGACAGAGATTTAGCATCGTATCATGCCAAGCAGTATCTGTTCTCCGCATCCGAGCGGCGTAGTCGGGCCAACCTTGGTAACATGCGCGGTGCTGTAACTGCCCGTAGCCCAAAGTTTGCATAGGAGTAGACCATGGCTGTCCAACTTACAAACAATGCGCAGTCACTACTGCTTAATGACCTAGACAGTGTAGCTACTAGCTTAACTGTATCAAGCGGTGACGGAGCATTGTTCCCAGTACTTGGGGCTTCTGATTATTTTTACGTGACGTTGGAATCAAACTCCAGTACATTTGAAATTGTTAAATGTACCGCACGTATCGACGATGTTATGACTATCGTTCGCGCTCAAGAAAATACCATTGCTTTGCCATTCTCTGCAGGAAGCCGTGTGCAGCTCCGTGTTACCGCCGCCAACTTACTTAGTGCGGTTAACGATCTTAACTTCCTTTTGTTGTGAGATGACCAATGGCCCTCAAACTAAAGAATAACGCAGTAGGATATTTAGCTGCTGTAGTAACAGCAAGCGACATAGGTCTTACTCTTCAGGCAGGCCAAGGCGCAGCGTTTCCAACGCTGAGCACGGGTGACTATTTCTATGCCACCATTACAAGTTCCGGTGGAACGTATGAAGTTATCAAGGTAACCGCACGTGCTAGCGATGGGTTCACTATCGCTCGTGCGCAGGAAGGTACTACTGCCCAGTCGTTTGGAGCCGGGTCTAGGTTTGAACTTCGTGTAACATCCCAGAACGTATTGGATGTTGTTAACAATACAACTATCGACAATAGCACTATCGGGGCTACAACTGCGGCATCAGGAAGATTCACTACGCTCACTGCTACGGGAACACTCAATGTATCTGGAGCAAGCACACTTGCTGGAGCTACTGCTACTAGCCTGACGGTTAGCGGGGCTTCTTCTCTCGCTGCAGTAACAGCATCTGGCACACTGGGTGTTACAGGTACTACGTCGCTTACCTCACTATCAACATCAGGAAATGCTACGCTAGGTGGTAACGTCTCTGTAGGTGGAACGCTTGTCACCACTGGTGCGGCTACTCTGAATGGAACTACTACAGTTGATGATAACCTGATTGTAACCGGTACTACTGCGGTAACCGGAGGTACAACTCTCGCTGATCTTGTCTACACCGGTACTGTGACGGGCGGAACTGGCCTTATCAATATTGGCTCTGGTCAAATTTACAAAGACACATCTGGCAATATTGGCGTAAACACAGCGTCTCCAAATGCTCTTGGTGCTGGTCGTATTGGTGTTACTATCAATGGCTCAACCGATAGCACTCTATGGTTGCAATCTGGCAACACTAATAAAGGATACATTCGCGCCACATCCATTGCTGCGTCTCTGGTAGGTAGTGGGGTGAATCTTGCGCTTGAGACCAATAGTGCAAACAACGTAACAATCGGTACAAACGGGTTCACCCGTGTGACTGTGGACTCCAGTGGGTATGTGCAAGGCACACCTAACGGAAATAACACAGGGCGCATTGCGTCTCACATGTATTACAGATTGAATACTGACCTTGTTGGTAGCACAGGTACAGGTGCGCAGAATATTCTTGGTGTAGGCATTTCTCTTATTGCTGGTACTGTCTACGAGTTTGAAGGATTGTTTGTCCTAACCAAGACCGCAGGTACAACTTCTCATACTATTGGTCTAGGATTTGGTGGCACTGCTACCCTCAACAACATCTTGTATGAGCTGGCTATTGGCTCTGCCACTACCGCTTTGCCGGTACTAGACACAGCAGCTAAGTCGGCCATTATTGCTACTGCAACTAATACAGTAACAACCGCAGCTATCACATCAGCTACAATATCTAATGGGTACATCATTAGGGGTACTGTATCTATCAACAATGCTGGAACTTTCATTCCGCAGTACACACTAAGTGCTGGCCCAGGCGGCGCATATTCCACTACGGCAGGATCGTACTTCCGTATTGCTCCTATCGCTTCTTCTGGAATCGTAAATGTAGGCTCGTGGACATGATCATGGACGCTCAGTTTATTGTTAACATCCTCGCAGGTATTGTTATGTCCGGCCTTGGCTGGTTTGGTAAGGCATTGTGGGATGCTGTTGCTGAACTACGTAAGGATGTACATCAGATCGAAGTTGATCTTCCTGCGAACTATATCCGCAAGGATGAGTTCAAGAGCGAGATGAAGGAAATTAAAGACATCCTTGGAAAGATATTTGACCGCCTTGAAAACAAGATGGACAAGTAATGGACCCGTTAACAATCCTTGCTGTTGCACAGACTGCATATAGCGGATTGAAAGTAGGCATTGCTGCTGGAAAAGAAATCCAGCACATGGCTAAAGACCTTTCGGAACTATGGGGAAGCCTTGCTAAACTAACACAGCTTGCGGCAGACCCCCCTAAAAAGACTATATTCAATAGAAAATCGGCTGAACAGATTGCTATTGAACGCTATACTGCACGAGCAGAAGCTCAAGACCTAGCCCTTAAAGCTAGGAATATGTTTGTAGGGCAATACGGATTAGCTGCGTGGGATCAAGTTCAACGGGAAGTTATCAATATACGTAAAGAGATCGAGCGAGAGAGATACATGGCTGAGAAAGAGCGGAATGAAAAGATAGAGCAGGTCAAAGATGCCGCTGTTGTTACTGCCATAGTTCTTGGCATTATCACTGGCATTGGACTTATTGGTGTAGCTCTTTTAGCGAGAGGGTAATGTGAATGGACCTTTCAAAAATCGGTGGCCTTTTGGCCCAGGTAGCTCCAACAGTAGCGACAGCACTTGGTGGTCCCCTCGCAGGGCTGGCAGTGAAAACTCTTTCAGAAGCGATGTTTGGTCATCAGGATGCAAACGAATCCGATGTGTCAGCCGCTCTAATGAACGCCACGCCAGAGCAGTTGCAGAAGTTGAAAGAGACAGACGCCACCTTCAAGTTAAAAATGAAGGAGCTGGACATTGATCTTGAGAAGATTGCAGCTGGGGACCGTGACTCTGCAAGAAACATGCAGATGCACACCAATGATTGGATTCCTCGCGCAATGGCTATCTTGGTCACGTTTGGTTTCTTTGGTATCCTGACCTGGTTATTGACTAAGGGTGTCCCACCAACAGGTTCTGAAACACTGATCTATATGCTTGGTGCGCTTGGAACAGCATGGACCGGTATTGTGCAGTTCTACTTCGGGTCGTCGGCTGGCAGCAAAGCCAAAACCGATGCTATGGTTGGAGAGAAGAAATGAACTTTCATGGTGAAGCTCTCCCAATGCAGGCAGAAGAAATTCCTGCTATTGCATATGAGATTGGTGTAGAGTCTGCTGCACTACGTGCAGTCCTTACAGTTGAATCGTCCGGCTCAGGCTTTGATAAAGCTGGTAGGCCAAAGGCTTTATTTGAACGCCACTACTTCTACAAGATGCTAAAGGATAACCCAGATGATTTACAACAAGCTGTTGATGCTGGTCTCGCTTATCCAAAGTGGGGCGAAAAGCCTTACCCAAAAGGCTCGGACGCTGTATACGCAGAAATTGAAGCCGCTTGCGGTATCAACACTAACGCAGCTTTGTTATCTGTTTCTTGGGGTCTTGGTCAGATTATGGGAAATAACTTCAAGCTTGCTGGCTGCAGCAGTGTCAACCAAATGGTGGAAGAAGCAATGACTTCCGAAGCCAACCAGCTTAGGCATATGGCTAATTTTATTAAGTCAGCTGGTTTGCTGGATGAACTCCAAGCTAAGAACTGGGCAGGATTTGCGCGTGGATATAATGGTCCAGGCTATGCAAAGAACGCATACGATGTTAAATTAGCAGAAGCCTATAATAAGTTTGCATAGGCACAACAGGAGAGTGAAATGAAAAAGCCAGCTATGTCCGGTAAAGACAAGATGAACAAGAGCTACAAGAAGGGCGGAATGATTTCCGAATACGGCGGTAAAGAAAAGTACCCATCCAAAGGTGCGATGAAAAAGCACGAAGGCATGGAGGGTATGAAGAAAGAGAAGATGGAAGGTATGGGTAGCTACAAAAAGGGCGGAATGGTTAAGGGACGCAAAGGCTGCTAACCAATGTCATCTGTAAAGATCACCAAGTTTCTAGGTACTTCTCCTAAAACATCATCTGAGTTGTTGCCAGATACAGCAGCTCAGATTGCGCGGAATTGTAAACTATATTCTGGTGATCTTATTCCATACCCACAAGCTACCATTGTTGATAACTCTATGCGTGAAGGTGTTGTACGTACATTGTACGCACTCACTGATCCAGACACGTTTGAATTAAAGTGGCTGACCTGGAACACGCAGGTTGATATTGCTACTCCCGCCACTGATGCCGGTGACCAGAGGTTCTATTACACTGGAGATGGCGTTCCCAAGGTGAGTAACTATGCCCTTGCCACAGAGGGTGTTCCACCATACCCAAACAACTACTATGATCTTGGGTTGCAGCTTCCTACCATTAAGCCAGTAGCGGCTGCTACTGCGTTTACTCCAGCTACATCTGCGTCGTTTGCCCGTGATGCTGGTAACAACGTGACTTTGGTTATGGGTTCTAACCACAACCTTAAAAATGGTGCGACTGCCACTATATCGAACTTCTCGTATCGCACTGGTACATATAGCCGCACTGGTACGCTGATTACAGTAACCATTACAGGACATGGCCTTGCTACTGGCGCAGAAATTCTGCTTGAGTTTACATCTGGTACTGCAACCACAAACAACTATAGCGTAACTGTAACTGATGCCGACAATTTTACATGTAATGATGGTGCAAGCGGAGCTACTAGTGGCAACGTGCGCTGGGATATTCGTGATCTCAACACTACTACAGAAATAACAGTCATCAACGATACCACTATTAGCTACTATTCATCTGGTCCACAGGTGCAAACTACAGCTAACACCACTGGTAAACTTGATCTTGGTGGGCAGATTCAGTCCCGCAGTTATTTGTATACATGGTATACACCATGGCTAGAGGAGTCTATTGGATCGGAACCATCAGAAGCTCTGTTCATTAAAGAGGGTCAGATTGTTTCTGTATCAAACCTTCCCACTCAGCCACCAGATGGCAACAACTTTATCCGTGGTATCAGGCTATATCGTACATTAGCCGGTACGACTGATGCTGACTACTTTAGGCTGAACACCCTATGGTTCCCTATGAATGTAACCAAGGTGGAGCGTTCTAGCGGGGTATCAACTGTTACTCTTGATACTCCTCACAGCTTCATTGTTGGGGATAGGTTCCGTATTAAGAACTGCAGCGTCAACACATTTAATGTTAGCGGTCAAATCGTAACCAGTATTGTTGATGACTATACGTTTGAGTACGATCAAGTAGCTTCTGATATTAGTATCACTGATGCTACTGGCACGTTGTACCATGATGTATCTGAAAATCCTCCAGACAGCACAGCTAGATATTTTGGGGTGGTATCCGGTACATATACCCAAACAGCATCTACTACTATCACTGTGACCATGGCAGGGCATGGGCGTATTGCTGGCGATTCTGTAGTGCTTGACTTCCTTACTGGTGACGGAGTTGATGGTACCTATACGGTTGTGACTGCTACAGCTACAACTTTTACCGTAACCGCTGCTACGTCCACTACCACTAGCGGATTGGTTGAGGCAGAAATTTTTATCTTCATAGATGATTTCAACTATCGCAGCCTGCTTAGCACACTTATCTCTAACGAGAATGATCCTCCTCCTATAGGGATGAAGGGGCTTGTGTCTATTCAGAACAACATTCTGGCTGGATTCGTTGGTAATGAGTTGTACCTCACAGATTCAGGAATCTTCCATGCCTGGCCAGAGAAGTACAAGCGGTCGTTTGATAGCCCGATTGTTGGCCTTGCCCAGATTGGCGGTAGCCTTTTGGTGCTTACAGAAACATACCCATATGTGGTAGCCGGTACTGATCCAGCAGTGCTGTCTATAGCCAGACTTTCGTCTAGGTATCCATGCCTCAACCGTAAGAGTATTGTCGAAACCAGCTTTGGCGTTGTGTATGCAACCCATGACGGACTTGCTGTTTATGCCCCGTCCATTGCTGGTCAGTTGCTAACTAGGCAGGTACATAGTAGCGATACATGGAACGCATCACTTGATCCATCCCAGCTAGTTGGTGTGACCTACAAAGATTTGTACTTTGCTTCTTCTGATACGGGGTCCATTATATTTGAGAACCCAGCAAAGACTTCTGCCTACGATACGACAGGGCCAACGTTTGTTGATTCTGATTTTACATTTAGTGCCGCATGGTATGATCCAATAACCAATAACTTGTATTTGGCTGTTGGCGAAAACGGTGACATCTACCAGTGGGACGATCTAACTCAGCCCTATAGTACTATGCAGTGGAAGTCCAAGACGCTGGTTACAAAGGACTTCACCAATCTTGGGGCAGCGCGTGTCGTTGCTGACTACACTGATGAAGAGTATACTACTGTCTGGAATTTTACGGATGATGTTTGGAGCGAATCCCAGCAGTTATGGAACGCTGTGGAGCCAATCGTATTCAAACTATACGTAAATAAAAACCTTATCTTTACGACTGAGTGTTCCAATAGTAATGTCTTCCGGTTGCCTAGTGGTTACAGATCGGATACATTTGAAGTTGAGCTTGAAAGTCTTGTAAGGGTAAGAGCCGTGCATCTGGGGGAAACCCCAATATCTCTGAGGACATCCTAATGGCTGGTAGGTTTACTGGTATTCCTGCACTACCACAGTCTGGTGTTGACGAGTGGAACGCTCGTCTGCTGGATGCTTTGAAACAGAATGTGGAACTGTTAACCGGAACCCGTGGTGAAACTGACGGAGCCAGCGTGGCTCTTTTGAAGTCTAGCATTACAACCTCTCAGGTTACTGACTATAACTTTCGCGGGCTAACCGCTAAAGGTGCTGGGTTTAATATCACCAACGTAGGACAGGTTCCGGCGTACACTGACTATGCAAATCTGTTGCAGGATGTAGCTTCTTTAGCGCGGGATGTGGCGCAACTACGTGCGACTATTAACTCGCTAATCAACCAGTTGAGGACTTAACCATGGCTTCCGTTTTCAAACCCGGTGCTTTAGAAAATGTTTCTGCTAATAACCCAGTATTTATGAACGCAGCAGATGCGGTCATGGGTAGAAACTTACAACCGCAGCAAGTAGGATTTAATCCTACTGAATCTTTTATACAGCAGAGTATGGGCGGTCCTGGTCCAAGCACACCTCCTTCGCTTACCGCGTTGCTAAATATGAGCGCGTCTCCTATTCCAATGAATCCTAGCCTTGCTGGTGGTATTGCAAGTTCTCAGTCAAGCGCTCCCCAGTTTGAACCTCAGCAGCAAAACAGCAATGCAGCTTGGGCTGATAACCGCCGTAATAATATTATGGAGTCGTTGTACTCCTATGAAGTCGGCGGTCAAATTGGTATGGGCGGTATGCCTACTAATCCTCAGCCGGGTCAAATGCCAGGGGGTGCGGGGCTTGCAGCTCCAGGTGCTGCCCAGAGGCAGATGAACCCACAGCAGCTTCAAGCTGCAGCTCAGCAGTTTGTACAGCAGCATCCCCAGCAAGTGCAAAAGATTCAGATGGTCATCCAACAGGCCATGCAGTCTGGGCAGCTTACGCAGCAGCAGCTTAACATGATGGTGCAACTGGCTACTGTGGCACTGCAGAATCCAGAGATGTATCCTCAGCTTCGCAAACTGGCTATCCAGAATGGATTGGCAACAGAGCAGGACATCAGCCAGCAGTATGATCAGGGGTTACTGTTTGTGCTTGTTACCGTAGGACAGTCGCTTCAATCGGGTGGTCAACAGCCACCTCGGCCTATTCCTTCTATGAAGGGCGGCGGGCATATTCCTAATCAGGGTAGTTCAAAGAGCGATCCCGTTATTATTCAAGCGCATGAAGGTGAGTTCGTTATCCCCGCGCATGTTGTAAAAGCTAAAGGCACAGAGTTTTTTGACGCACTGATAAAGAAGTATGCTGAGGACCAGAATGGCGGAGACGATAGCACTACTGACTCCTGAAAGAGTAACTGAACTATGGGTAGATATAGAACCTTTAGTTGAGCAATCATGTAAAAGTAATGAGGTGGGGCTAACAGACATTACCCCACAAGATGTCTACAACCTAACCCAACTTGATCTTGCTACTATGTTTGTAGGGTTTAGTGAAGGTAAAGTTTCTACAGTACTAACTATACAATTTACTTCTACTAACGGTAAAAAGGGTGTAGAGATTATTGTACTAGCTGGTCGCAATCTACTGAAGTTCAAGTCACTGTTCTGGAAACCCATACTGGACTGGTTCCGAGCAAATGATGTAGAGTTCGTTAGCGCATACGGTACGCCTGAGTTAGCAAAGGTGTACATGAAAAAGTTTGGTTTTACTCTGTCATGCACGTATGTGCGAATGGTTCTATAGGAGATCGAAATGGGTAAAGGCGTTGGTCAAATCCTCGGTATTGTTGCCGCTATTGTTGTTCCTTTTGTTGCCGGTCCTATTGCTGGGGCGATTGGGCTTAGCGCAGCTATCGGTGAATCTGCTGGCGCTGCCCTTGTAGGTGCTGGATTGGGCGCTGCTAGTTCCGCTGCAACAGGGGGTAACCCGTTGCTCGGTGCAGTAGGCGGAGCCTTCGGGGGCTATATGGCTAATGGCGGCTGGGACCAGGTAGCTGGCGCTGGCAAGAGTATGTTCGGAGGTTTATTTGATGGAGCGCCAACTGAGATAGCGGGCAACCCAATGATAGGGGGAGATTTTAGTTCGCCTGTAACACAGACTGCGGGACTTACTTCAACTCCTGCGTACGATATAGGAGGTTTTGATAACTTCACCGGTATGCAAACTCCAGTCAATAACTTTATAAGTATGGACGTAGCACCGCCACCGCAACAGTTTGCTGATATAGGAAGTTTTGATACCTTTACTGGTATGCAAACTCCTGACTTTAATTTCCAAACTGTAGGAAGTGCGGGTGATCCAACTCAGGTTGCAGGATTGCAGAACGCTAGTGTTATGTCTGATGCTGGGGGCTACTTACCCAATACTCAAGTTGCTTCTGTACAGCCTGCTGTTACAGATGCAGGTGCCACTACTGTAAGTTCCACACCGTATGGTGCTGATGAGTCTGTATCTTCTTTTGATAAATATATACCCAAGAATACTAACACTGCTACCGGCACTGGTGTATCAGGGCAGGAGGGATACAACCCTGCAAACTACAACAATCGCCTGCCTATACCTAAAGGGCAAGCTACCCCATACACTGGTAGTCCTGACGCAGGTTTATTCCCTGGCCAATCCTATACTGCTGCTGATCTAAAAGACATGAGCGGCGTGAAGCTGACAGATTCAGGTGGTGTAACAGCTTCCGGTTCCAAGGGTATCTTTGGTGACATGGGCATGAAGGACATACTCAGCCTTGCTGGTAACGCAGCTAAACTGGGTATGACTATGTTTAACAAGGCACCTCAGCAGTTGACAGCAGCGGAACAGGCAGCGGTTCAAGACGCACAGCGTCTGGCTTCTGAAAACCAAGCACTGTTTGCCAAGCGTGTGGAAGAAGCTCGTTCGATGTGGTCTGAGGGTACACCTAAGCCAGAGCAAGCCTTTGCCCAAACTGGTATGACTGTTGAGCGCCGCCTGATGGATGCACAGCGTGGTAAAGCACCTTCAATGCAGACAGCAGAGGCTCGTCGCGCAGCTATCGAAGGTACTCGCTTGGGTACTCTTGCTGTGTCCGAAGACGCTGCCCGTTCACGCGCTGCTCGTCAGACTGCCATGAATGCATTGCCAACCACTGCACCAACTGGAGCTGCTGGTCTAGCTCTGCCCATCTACGCTGCGCTTGATAAGCGTCGCGCTGAATATGCTAGAGACCTTTCTAATGCGGCTGGCGGTATGTTCGGTGGTATGTTCGGTGGTAGCAGTGGGCGTTACGCCTAATCTAGTTTCTAATAGGAGCGGCACATGGCTTTGGACCCTATTCAACGGTCACCCTACGAGTACTACCCATCAGTAGTAGACGCTGGCGGTGGTCTATCCAAGCAGTTTAACGAAGGGTATGGGTCTGCTCAAACTCAAGAGGCAAACCGCATTGCCATGGACACTGCGCAACAGGCGCAGCGTACTAATGACCAGTTGATGCGTCTTAGGGATGCTGAAGAACGCCGTAAGCAGCTTCTGTTTCAGCAAAGCCAAGGTGATAGGGCAAACTCTGTTGCTGCCTTTGCCGCATTAGCTAAGGGCGGCACTGCTCCACAGGCAGGCTCGCCGTCTCTTAACTTCAATCCACTTGTCATGCAGCCAGCAGTGCCGCAGGCAAATCCTTCCGCTGTTGGCGGGGGTAATGAGTTCCCTCCTCCTGCTCCTCCTCCCGGTCCACAAGCTGCATATAACCCAGAAGCTGATCTTCCTGGTGTAAGGGCTAATATTGCACAGCAAGTTAATCCATCTAATGCTCCCGGTGGATTTTATATCCCCCGTGGTACTGGACCAGTAGGTGCGCGTCCAGAAAGTGTTGAGGCAAATTACCCTTATCAGCCAGCATCAGAACCGATGCAAGGCACAGTTGTGCCTTATATGAATGTTAATCCTAATTTACCTGCAGCACAGTCAAGGGCGCAAGCCGGTATTCGTCAGCAAGAAGTAGCCACAGACGTAGGAAATATTGCACGTAATATAGCACTAGGTCAGTACCTTGGTGTTCCACTTCAACAAGATGCTCGTGAAGTTAATAGATTTACTGAAGCGCAAATTGCGCAGCGCCAAGGCGTTCGTGCCGAAACACAAAAGGTTTTTGACTTCTATCGTAACCCAGAAGTCCAACAATATCTTAATAGCGATCCTGCGCTTGCACAGTATGCTATACGGAATCCTATTGAGTTCTATAGGCAGAACGCAGCATCTATGCTCCCGGCTGCGGCTCCCGCGGCTCCCGCGGCCCCTGCCACTTGGTGGAATTCTGACGCTTGGTGGGCGTCTGCTCCTGCGGCTCCTGCGGCTCCTGCGGCTCCTGCCGCTACTCCTGAAGCAGCGACTCCAACGGCTACCTCAACTGCTGCCCAGCAACCTATCACTATTACTGGTGCCGATGGTAAGCCGGTCTCTATTAACGTATCCACAGGACAGTCTGATCCTAATCAGTTAGGTGCAGATAATCTTTCTGGTGTTGGCCTCAATCGCGGTATGACTCAGGCTCCTATAGTTTTGCCGCCAGCAGCAGTAAAAACTGAAGTGCAGAAGGTTGTAGAGTCACAGAACCCAGCTGTATTTAAGCTTGCTGCATTTGATGAGCGCACAAGAAAAGCTCAGAGTGATATAGAGTACTACACTCGTATGCGTGACTTTGCTGCGCGTACCCGTAATGGGCAGGTATTTTTTGAAGCTGATAAAAATCTTAGGAACCTGCAGTTTGAATCATCTGTTATCGGGCAGGAACGTGCGGTCATTGCTTTTAACATGGGCGATGCTGCACCACTGGCTAAACAGATTGCTGAGATTGGTGCTCGTAGTGGGTTTCAAATCCAACTGCAGCAGAACCAAGATGGTACATTCAATGTCATTGAAGGTGGCAAAGTAGTTAACAAAAACGTCAGCCGCAAAGATTTATCTGACACAGCCGCTTCTATGTTTGACTTTACCCGCAAACAGCAGGAAGCTGCTATGACTGCACTCAATGCAGAAATGTACAAGAGACTCCTTGAGAAAAATATCGACACCAATGCTGCTATTAGGCAGAAACAAGCTGAGTTAACGGCAGAAACTGCTAGAGATACTACAAAAATCTTAAACGAGAACGCTGCTAAAATCTATTTAGAGATGCAGAAGGAAGGGTATAAGGGTAAGGAACAGGATATTCAAATCCAACTTGATCCTAATAACCCGAACATTGCGTATATCCACGACAAGAAAAACCTAAATAGGCTTGGTGTTGTTAATCTTGAAGATGAGAAAGACGCCCAAGGCAAAAAGACCGGCAGAAAAATCCCTGGCACAATTCAGTGGACTCAAAGATAACTAGAGGCATAACCAATGGCTGGCTTACTTTATCCAAGCAATGATATTGAACTTGCTTATGGCGCAGCTCGTGACCCAGGTAGCGTCACTCAAGCCAATGGGTTAGGCAATTTAGCTCCTTCCTCTGCTGATGCTGCTGTTCAGTTACAAGCTGCTCAACGGTCTATGGCAGATGCTTTTAGTGCTGCTGGCGCACAAATTGGTAGGCAGGCTATAGAGAAAACACCGCAGCAGTCTGGTGGTCAAATCCTGTTTGATCAAGCATCTAACAAGATGTTTGCTGGTGGTTCTGTATTTGATCCTGGTGATGTCAACGCTGCGTTCACTGCTGCTCAACGTCTAGGTGATCCTACTCCTCCGCCGCAGGGATTCACAGGAACTAGACTGACACCAGAAGGATATAATGATTATCTAAACCAACTTGCATCTAACCGCGGGTTTGGTGGCAACTTTATGCAGGGGGTGCAGAATACCGCTGGAGCATTGGTTGGTGGTGTTGGTCGTGTATTGGAAACCACGGGTATCGCACCTGATACGGGTAAGGCCATTGCTGGGTTCTCTGATAAATATATCGAACCATCTCAGAACGAACAGGCTAGGTCTGCGCTTATTGCTAGCCGCCAGTCTGGCACACAAAATTTCTTTGATGCTGTTGTTCAAGCAATCCCATCCTTAGCAACTTCCGTTATTGGGGGTGTGGGGGGCGCTGCCCTTGCTGGTAACATCGCTACCCGTGCTGGACTTGCAGGAGTAACAGCCGCCGCTGGCGCAACAACAGCTGAAGTTGCTTCAGCTGCAGCAGCACTTAATCGTGCGCGTAACATTGGCTCGCTCACTGGCGTAGTGGCAACTACATTCCCTGGTGAAGTCAAAGGTCTGTATGAAGCAGCAGCTAATGCTAAGAACGCAGACGGAACACCAGCATACAACGTAGAAGACCCAGCAGTTCGTGCGCAAATCTTAGCCGCCGCTGCCAGCAGCACAGCCATTCAGTCTTGGGCAGATCACGGTCTGGCTAAAGGCATGTCTATGGTATTTCGTAAAGAACTTGAGGGCGTTGCCAGTTATGCTACCCGCAAAGCAGCTATTGGTAGACAGGCTAGCATGGGCGCATTTAGCGAAGCCTTTGCCGAAGGCACAGCGGAACTTATTCAGAAGGCTACATTTGATCCTGAGTTCCGTAGCAAGCTGAATGTCAACGACATGAAGATGCTGGCTCCGTACATCATTGATAAGTACGGCTATGATATTGCTATGGCTGCTGGCGTTGGCGCTGTTCTTGGCTTTGGTACCGGTGGTGTCACTGGGATGTTCACCCCAGTTGATCTAAATAAGAACGCTGGGGATAAGGCAAAGGCTGATACTACTGCCCCAGCACTTGCACCTCCTGATGCCCCAGCACCATTCCTGCCGAAATCTGTTGGGACGCAGGGTGAATTATTCCCCGAATTGCTTGGCATTACAGGTGGAACTACACCACGCCGTGCTCCAGCAGAACTGTCCCCTATCTATCCACCTGCACCAACGGGGCAGATGGAGCTTCCGTTTGATACGGGGCTTCCACAACGTCCTGCGGCACCTCCACGCCCACTTCCACCTTCGATGCCGCCAGACTTCACTGGCTTACCCATGTTTGAAGGTGCTCCTAGGCAGGGTGAGTTATTCCCAGGTGGTCCACAGCAGACTGCTCCAACTAAATATTACGAGCCTCAGCAACTAAACCTACCTCTTGGTGGCCAGCAGTTAGAACTTCCGCTTGCTCCTCCTGCACCTCAAGTAGCTCCTGCTGCACCAGCTCCTGCACCGATGCCGATGCCGATGCCGATGCCTGCAGCAAATACTGCACTGGGTGCGGCACTTCTTCGTGCGCAGCAGGATAAGGCTAATAGGGATTCTGCTCCTACCCAACGTGAACGCAATCGCTTGCAGAAAGTTCTTGATAAGAGCCTTGCACAAGTTGAGGCGCAGCTAGGTCAAGATGCACAGGCACAGGCTGATACTCTTCCACAGGGTACGCTTGCTGCTGCAGGTATTCCTCAAGCTGGTCCAGCACCTGCTGTTATGCCAGAACAACTTCCGTTGTTTGTTCCAGGGCGGGCAGGGAAAACAGAAGGGAAGCAGCGGTCTGCTCGTGCTGAATATCTGCGCAGCAAGGTGCGCCCTGCCGTACCTGGAGTTTTGCCAGCGCAAACACAAAGTCAACTTGCTAGCCAGCAGGATATGGCAGCGCGTGGGCGGGGTAACTTGGCAGAAGTACCTATGACCACTCAGAGTGTTCCATCTGGCCAGATGGAAATGTTTACTAAAAAAGGAACTCCACTAGCTAGACTATTACAGAAAGGGACACCCAATGCCACTCAAGGCGGGCAAGAGCCAAAAAACAATCTCCGCAAACGTCAAAACGCTAGTGGACGACTGGAAGGGCAGTCACAAAATCGGAACGTCGCACCCCAAGAACAAGCAGGCGGCGGTCAAACAGGCGGTGGCAATCGCACTCAGCAAGGCGCGGCCTCGCAAGGGGAAGTAACGCCCCCAAAGCCGGAAGGGGTGGTCGCAACCGCCCCCTCAACCGCACAAAACCAAAGCCCAACGCAAAACCAAACATCCTCAGAAGGTAATTTAACTGGGGCTGGTGGTTCTATTGCGAATCCAAATGTGGCAACAACTACTGGCAGAACAACTAGCCTCACCGAAGGGGCTAAGCGTCTTGCTGAACTGCACAATAGACGGGTAACGCAACCAGAAGTAGCTGTTACTACGGCACCTCCAACCATAGAGGTTCCTATTGAAACGTCATTTGGCCCAAGCACCATCACTGGTGAGACGGCAGCGGTTATCAGTAAGTTTGAAAAAGCCCTAGCACTTGCACAAAATAATCTGAACAACTTGCAGAATATGGCAGGTTCTTTAGACCCTGATGTGTACAACAAACGCGCTACCAAACTAGAGGCTGACATCAAAGCCGCTCAAGATGGTATGGCTAGAGCACAAGCTACAGCAAATGCACAGGCTGTAAATAATACAGCCCCTGGTACCGGCAAGTATTCTCTGGCTGATTGGAACACAACTGGCGGTTCAGTTGATACGCAGAGCGGTGCGCCTACGACACCTATGAGTGTTGGGCGTGTGCGTATGTTAGTTAATAACATCATCGCCAAGTTTGCTGTTAAACCAAACACACATGTGTTCCGCAACCAAGCGGATATGAAAGCATCTAATCCTACGCTCTATGCACAGGCGGTAGCTGCTCGTCCTCAAGGTGACTTTGATAAAGCCAATGCAGCAGGATACTCGTTTACCCACAACGGCACTCAGCATGTTGTTATATTCTCTGATCGCATTGCACATCAGCAGCACCTGCAATTTGTTGTAGCACATGAAACGCTTGGACACTTTGGCTTGCGTGGCATTATGCCGCAGAGCAATTTCGATTCCATCATGGAGTCTCTGTATAACGAGAACCCATACATCAAGGCAGAAGTCGATGCTGCCATGATGGCTAACGAAGGTATGTCTACAGCAGAAGCTGTTGAAGAATACCTGTCTGACTATGCTGGCCTGCTAGACACCAGCCTGCTTCGCCGTATCTGGAACTCCATCAAGGGTTTCTTGAACAACGTCGGCATCCGCTTTGGTGATGAGGCTATGCGCTACGTGCTTGATCAGGCTCGTCGCTATGTGCGCACTGGGCAGACAAGCTCAGCGTTTGATGCGGAAGCTATAGGCCGTCGTATCAACCAGATTGATTCTGGTAACACAGGTACTGGGCGTTTCGCACAGGGTCCGCTTCGTGTGGATATGAGCGACTTCAGCCACTGGATTCATGACAAAACCCAAGACCTTAATCTAGATGCTGCGTTGAAGATGATCACTGGGCAGGATATTAATACCCGTGAGAAGTGGAATAACTTTTCTAATAAATATCTATCGTTGGCTACGTTCACATCGAACGAGAACGCTGGACTTAACGCATTTGTTAACCTGACCAAAACAGTGTCTCAGCGTGATGCTCAGGTTCTTAATACCTATAACGCTAGGATTGGTGCTATCTTTGGCGGGAAACAAGAACTTAGAGAGTCTGCATCTAAGTTGCTGTATGCTGGTCGTGACTTAGCCATCTGGAAAACACGTACTACTGAAATAGATTTTGGTACTGCCAAACTTATTACTACCGACAAAGATGGTAACCCAACCATAAATAAGGCAGAGGTTGATCGTCTGCGTAAATACGGCATTATGACATATGACGAAGCCAAGGATGGTATAACAGTTAAGAATGTACCTGCTTTTCTAAACTCTAATGCCAAAGAAGATCGTACTTTTAAGGGCATCCCTAACCTGACTGAAGCGCAATACAACGCCTATGTTGAATTAGCTAAGGCTATGAACGACATTGAAGTTGATCTTCTCATGGCTAAGTACACAAGTGTACTATCTGATCAAGACATATCCAGAGAGTCGATTAAACGCCTGATGAAAACAGGCGACTTCACTGCGGCTGACTCTAGGTTCCTCGCCGAAGCTACTCGTATATATAAACAAATATATACTGATGGCATGACTAAAGATGCGCGTGGTAGGTTATCTCTCAATAATAACTCTGTAAGCAAAAGTAATGAGTTTGCTGCACTCCTCAATGAAGCAATGATTGCACGTGAGAGTGATAAAAATGCAAGTCTAAATCAGTTCTTCAATAACCAGAAGCAAGCTGATGATTTCTTGGGTATGCTGGATGACTTCAAGTCGCGCCGTATAACCAGAGAGGAACTGGATCGCAGCCCTAATAAAGCATACATCCTCCAGAATGAAATCAAAAGGATCATTACATCTGAAGCCAACTTCGACAAAGCAGAGCGCGAGACTAAAGAAAAAATTGTAGAGGGCTACACACCTATCTACCGTGAAGGCAATCATCAGATGCGTATCACCGCATATATTGGTGATAAGCCTGTGCGCCTATCTCAAGAGCATCAGGATATGTTGGTGTTCTCTTTATTTGAAAACCCATCTGACGCAAAAAACGCATCCGATGCGTTTAATAACAAGTTCAAAGATTCAACCTATAGTGCTTTAGTCGAAGGCGATGAAGGTCAGGTTGAGACTAAGGACGTGCGTTTGGTAGCCAGCTACGGTAGTGCGATTGAACAAATATCCACAGACCCAAGCCTCAACTTGGATACGTTCCTGCATGGGTTGCGCCTGTTCGGTATTAACCCGACCCCTGACGTAATGGCTGACATCATTACAACTCTTACTGAGACCAGTAATAGTGCGCGTAGCAAGTTGGCTTACTCCGAGACCCCTGGATATAACCCAAAAGATGCACTGGTTGGAGTAGCACAACATATTCGTGGTCGTGCGTCTATCATCTCCAAGACGGAGAGTCGCCCCGCTATGCGTGAACTCTTGGATCGTAGCAATCCAAAGAGCATGGAGCTGTGGAACGGCAATGAGAAATATATCATCGCTCTGAAAAAAGAAGTTGATGCTCAGACTGATCCAGAACGTAAAAATCTTATGCAACGTGAACTCAACAGCGCGTTGTATATGTATAAGCAGACATACCCAGATATGAAAGGCTGGAATGGTAGCGAAGAAACACTCCCGCCTGCGGGACAGCGGGGGTACTCACGTGCCAACGAGTTTTACAATATGGCTGGTCGTACCTTGGCCATGCTTGAGAACAATAAGTACGTAGATTCTTCTGACTTGGAGTCTGGTAAAAAGATTTCCATGTTCAAAGCGTTTGCTACAACCGCGCAATTAGGTATGACTCCCGTCCAAGGCATCATGAACTTGACCAGTATCTATACGAACTGGGGTCCGTGGATGGCTACGTATAATGAAAAGAATAATTTCGGCGGTGGTTTCGGCTACGGTAAGGCTATGTCTGAATACCATACTGCCTTCGGGCAGGTCGGGCTTAGTGGTCTAACCAACGCGGAAGTCAACACTGCCGCATACTATGATAACTACGAAAACAATGCTGAACTTCAAAAGCAAATCACAGCCAATGAGGCTAAGTATCTAGCCGACGAAATCAACGGCGGTCGTATGCAGCCAGCATCTATCAACAACTTGCTGTCTGTTGCACTTGATCATATCCAGGCACCTTGGGCGCAGAAAGCTGTCAACATAATGATGGCTCCATTTAACTTGACTGAGCAGGCATCTCGTCGCTCAGCAGGTCTGGCTGCGTATCGCCTTGACTATGCACGTAGCATTGCCGCTGGTCGTACCGCAGTGGAAGCAGATGCCGCTGCCCGTCTGTTCGCTGGTAAATCTCTTGACGAAACTATCGGTGACTATTCTATTCTCAACCGCCCACCAGCATGGAGGCAGGGTCTTCCGTCACTGCTGTATATGTATAAGGTGTTCCCAGTCACTACCATCCAACTGATCAAGAACTTGGATACGACTGGCAAGATCATGGTGCTTGGGATGATGTATGTTATGGCTGGGGCCAAGGGGCTTCCATTTGCCGAGGATATGGAGGACTTGGCTGATACTCTGATGCAACAACTTGGCATGAAGTCTGGTAGTGTTAGGGCAGAGTTCACTAAGGTATTAGATGACATTCATCCTGGACTTGCTTCGCTCGTTATCAATGGCGTGGTGCATCAGTTTGGTTTGTCAGGAGATGTTGGTGCTAAGTTCTCTATGGGTAATATGGTACCAGGAACAGGCATATTCTTGGCAGGTGCAAAGACAGCCATCGAAGGAAAAGACCTGACTGGTCCAATGGGTTCATTTGCTATGGATGCGGCGGCTACTGCCAGAGATATAGTTATGCTTCCGTTCTCTGAAAAGAAAAGCCTTGTCGATATAGCACGTTCCTCACCTGTCACGTTCCTTAGAACCGTCGGTGATGCTGTAGCCTATAACCAGAACGGTGCAATCGTTGACCGCCGTGGCTATGTGGTAAGTCCAGATATGTCTGTAGGTGTGTCCATCGCTAGGCTCTTGGGGTTCTACCCATCTAAGGCCGCAGAGCAGTACGAAGTCATCAAGATTTCCAACCGCATGACTGGCTACCAGAAAGAAGTTACTTCGGCATGGCGCATAGCACTGCTCAAAGCTGAGATGACGGGCGACACAGATCGTGCCGCCGCCGTCAGAGAGGCTGTAGCTAACTGGAACGAGCAAACACGTGGCACTGTATATGAGATGCGTAACTTTGAAAGAAGCTACCAGCGTATGAAGAAGGAAGCTTCTCGTCCAGCAGGTGAGAGAACAATCAAAGCCGCACCAAAGGGGTCGCAAGAAGATATTCGTAGGTTGTTTGAATCCCTAACAGATTAATTCTTACCACCCTGTATAACATTAAGTGGCGCAGACATGGCGGCATCGTCTGCGTCATTCAACACACCAGCAAGGCGAGGATGGTTGAGGCTAACTCCCAACACGTATTGCTGTCCAAGCTTGATGTCAGTGTCTTTACCGAGGAACGCTTTCTCTGATTGGGGCGTAGCTTGCACCCCAGCCATTGTGATCTCGCGGACAAGAGAGCGATAGTCTCCGCCCTTTGTGGCTAGCCACATTCTGAAATGCTTACGGTCAAACAGCACAGTGCCTCTATCAAATGGGGCAATCTGTGTTGGACGGTAAAGGTCGAACCTAATGCATACGCTACCTCTAGGTATACGGTTTGAGTTAGGTTGAGGCTTATTGGTTCCAGTGTGCATGACCGTGATTGTATTGCCAGAATGTTCGTTGATGTATTCCGTGATCACATCAAACGCATCCACGCTATTCTCCTTCACAGCCTTACGCATCGCTCCGATCTGTTTGAGGACATGCTCTATGCACTTAGAATGGTTGAACTGGATTAGATCAAGGCTCTTGGCGATCTTACCAATATAATCTGCTAGGAGAATAGCCTGTTCCCAGTAGCGCTCACTACCAGTAAACTCACAATTATATTGGGCATAGAACATGGCCTTATGGTTCTGGATAGAAAGCCGTATGTTATCTTCGCCTAGCTCCATAAGATGTTTTATGATAGCTGGGCCAACCGTACCGTAGTTAGTTGTAATGAACTCATACATCTTTTGACCAGCTTCTGTGCTACGCACCAGAAGTGGATGCTTCTCCACTGTGATCTCAAGCAGACGCGCCATCTGTGCATCGGTCTCAAGTCCAGAGGCTACGAGCATGGAACTCATCGACCTATTTGATGACGTTGTTACCACAGTACTCCACGTTTTTGTGTCGCGCTCTTCAGCGTTGCGGTTAAGTCTGGCCTTCTCTTTGCCCTGTGATACGGAGTACAGAAAGTCCCCGACATCTTTAGACTGCATCATAGTAGTTTCGTCGATGGTGACTGGCAGGTTATTGTACAGCCCCATACGTGCATACAAAGCGTTCTGTGTGAACTTGGCTGTGTAGTGTAGCTTCTCTGGATCACCCCACACGGACTGTTGCCAGTACTGCGCTAGAGTTTTACCAGCACCTGTTGGTCCATATAGATTTATTGTCAGGCCTTTTAGCCCAGTAAATTTGTACAGCGGCGATGACATGGACACGAGCAAAGCGAACCCGTGAATAGGCATGTTTGCTTTTTCGATAAGAGATGTGAACTTAGCCCACCCATCTACGCTGCCAGCACTTATGAACATAGGCTCGACAGTGCGGTGGGTATTAGCCGCGAATGACGCTTGCTCTTGCACTGCGGAACCAGTTGCGTCTTGCTTAAACAAGTTGTCACCAAGGAGGAATTGAGTGTTGCCTTCCTTCCACCCCATTGATGCGTACAGGTTACTCATAGAACGTAACTGCCGCAGTTCGTCCATATATGATCTGAGCATGTACTGAAAATTCTCCGTCTGCTTCCTGTTCTGTAGCACAATACCTTGGTCAGCTATGCACCCAGCAAACTCTCTGCTTGTGTCGTTGAGGTAGGCTTGCCTAAAGATAAGAGGTTGCCATCCCACATGAGGACGGTTCCACCTATAACGCACAGTCTCATATCCAAGGGTTTCATCCCTACCATAGCCAACTGGGTATATATCGAACTTGCAAACGTCTGTATCAACGTCATTGATCGTCATCTTCATGCCGCTTGCCGTGCGCTTGAAGGGCCAAGGCACTGCTATAGTTTTAACTATGTCGTCTGGGGCATTGTCATCTGGGTCAATAGCGGCGTAGTTAACGCTCAGTCTGGCGGGGGTACTCACTCTATCTTTGAATACACAACCCTTACATCCATTGGGGTTCTCACTCTCAAACCTTGAGCATAGAGACGGTCCAGTGGTGTTGGCCTTGGCTTGCTCCATCTTCCGAATGGTTTCGTTCGGGTCGAAGCTAGGATGATACTGACTCCACTCTATGGCAGTTTGTTCTGGGTTGATACAATACGCGGCTACTCCCAGGGCGGCGTACCACAGTGGCTCAGAAATATCTTTCTGGTTGGTGGTTATATGCGTTAACTGAGCGCACTTGTTTACAATGATGGAGGGGTCTGCCTCTGGGTAGTCAGACTTAACTGCTAGATTATCCAGCAAGGAACTTGTCTTAGGCTTGGTTGTGAATACCCGTGTGGTCGGTACGTACTTTGACAATATGTTTTTAAGTGTTTCTAAATCAACTGGACTAGCGTCTATGATTTTCGTTACCGTGTTGCCGCCCTTTGGATTGATAGTCCCCACTGCTCTAAGAACACGTGCGCTGTCGGCAGGGACTGCTGGATCAACCTCAAAGTTATGTGCAGATGTGGAGGCTTTGAGCATCTCGGCTACTGGTTGCCACTCGGCTCTGGAGTACTCACGGTCTAATACCCAGTACACATGAAGTCCATTGCCTGATCGAACAATCATAGGCTTGGGCAGACCAGTGTCTGCGATAAACTTACCAATAGCTTTAAGGCCGTCCTTCCAATCGAAGAACGGTTTGTCCTCACCACAGTCAACGTCGAGGTAAAGAGCCTTCAGCAAATGCACGTTTGGTTGCTTGCGACCACCAGCACGATCAGCAAAAGAAGCCACAGCATAATAAACATTGTTGCCACTATCACTCAATGCGGTGACGGCATCTGACAACTTATCTATGGAATCGTAGAACCCCTGTCTGGTATATTTAGCATTAACAACTACAGAAACATATAAGCCTTCAGTCGGCAAAACTCGCCGAAGAAAATCCAGCGTATTCATATTACTCTCCCAAGGGGGTGACAGGGAGTTCCCTACCCCCTGTCTATCCAGTCTACTAATACTGCCCTAGCAAAGCAAACAATCTTTCGCTTCTCTGCTTTTGATCGAGGGCTACGGTCTCAGGTGAGGGCCAGCTATGATCAGTCATGATAGCCAACAGTTTACGCACTGCCTTCTTAGCTTCATCCTCGTTCTTGCGGCGAACCGCTTTCCCGCGCAACCAACCGTAGTAGGTCACGCGAGAAACTCCGAGTACTTTAGCCATGTCAGACGACGTTAGTATCATGTGCTTACGCAAAGCCTCAACCTTATGAAAGTCGAGTGGCTTATGCGTCATCAGCTTCTACCTCATCCAACAAACCCATGATCTCATCAGACAGACCACCATCTGCTACCACAGGAGCGGCTTTAGGTGCTGGCTTTTCCTTAACTGGAGCAGGAGCGACGGCTTTAGCCGCACCAAATCCACGCTTTGGAGCAGGTTTTTCTTCGACAACAGGCTCTGGCTCTGGCTCTTGTACTGGAGCCGCAACCTGTTTCACTGGAGATGGGCGTGGCGTAGGAGCAGGAAGTGCGGCAACTTTAGGTTGGGACACACCAATAACATCCTTAACACTATCAGAGTCGAACAGACCCTCAATAGCTTCAAGCGTACCCACGTCGATGAAGCCGCCCAAACTAAACTGAAGCTTGGGGAAAGACGCATCAGTATCAAACGACAGCTTGGTAATCACGATCTCTGGATCAATACCGCGATGTGCAAGTTCTTTATGGTAGGAGTTAAGACCCTTCATAGCCGCTGGAGTAACCTCCAACAAGTATACAGGACCAGATGGATCATCTGCGGCCACAACAGCTAGACGTTTACGGTCAGAGCAAGCCTTGATTGGGGAGCCAGTAGGAGAAGTCTTGGAACCCCAAGCGTTATGAGGGCAGGTAGCACACATATCATTCTGCGGAGAAGTGCTATCAGGATGTGGGCCAGTGCCATCAAGGGAGTAGCAATCTGGAGCGGCTGGTTCTGCGTTGCCATCCCATGCCTTTGCGTACCATACTTTAGAGGCACGTGGATTAGCACCGACAATAATGACAGCCAGAGATGTGCTGTCCACTACGGTCTCAGTTCCGTCCTCTACGATACGAAAGCGTGACCCTTTGATGGAGATGCGAGGAAAACTTGGACCGCCATTGCCACCAAGGCCGCTAGCCAATGCGACGGATAGTGCTGAAGGCTTACCAATACGATCTGCAAGGTGTGCAGGAATTTTAAGGTTAGCTGGTACGATATTGCTCATAGGATTCTCCTGTGTTGAGCGGGTTAAATAGAAGATTGGGCAGAGCCAGAAGACATGAATGGCCCTATCTTGACGTTAGGTGATATACCCATGCGTTCACGAGCATGGAGTGTAACAATCTGGTCAGAGATTTCCTGTTGGTCCTTACAATAAACTATCGTTGGACCCCCTATATTAATACTGTTGACCTGTAATAAGTAACCATTGGAAATAGTATGTACACTTATATATGATTCACCATATAGACCAAGTTTAGTAGCAGGTGTTTTTTGGTCCATGCTGTTCTCATACATAGCGTCAGCTACTTGTTTGCGTACCCAAGACCCAAACATATTAGTCCTCCACTTTCGCAGTTGGTTTACGTACATTAACTTCCAGCTTGGTCCCATAGTTAATACCAGCAGGAATAGATTTGTTAGCCTCGATGTACCCACGCACTGCCGTCTTACTCACACGACGTTCCAGCATGTCATACGCATCGTTCTCTTTGATGAAGTTAAGCACAGCATCCCAATCAGCAACGGACGCGAAGTCCACAGTGGTCATGAACGCAGTACCATGATTAGTTTTGAAGGATGTTACACCTTGCTCATCTGCTTTCTCACGAAGCCATCCTTCCAGCTTCATAAGTTTCTCATTGATCTTTGCAACTTCAGCTTTAACCTCAGCTTCCATGCGTGACTTCTTCTCCCGCATCTTCACGTAAGCCGCGATAACCTGATCGACATTAGGCTCAGTCATATGTTTGCTCCTTTATCAAATCTAATAGAAGTCCCTGTAGTTTCTGTTTGTTAGACAGCCGCTCATACATTTTATGCTCGACTGTTGTAGACTCTATATGGATCACGTTCGATATGTGACGCTTACCAATACGCTCAATGCGACCATTGGCCTGTGTGTATTGCTCGTTACTGTTTATCGGGCCGTACCATATGATTGTGCTGGCAGATGTCAGCGTTAACCCATGCGCCATCGTAGCTGGATGAGCGATGAGAATACGCGGGTCTTTGTGGTTCTGGAAGTTATCAAAAATCACATCTCGCTTGGTAGATGAGACCGCGCCATTGACCACACCGACTGTCCAGTGCTTCGATAACTCACGCTCCAACATATGTAGAGTTCCTGTCAGAGGCACAAAGATAATAATCTTCTCGTCACAGAGGTCTATGATCTCTTTGACAGCATTAACACGAGGGGAACAGTCAACCTCCACATCGTTTCCATTGTCGTCGTATGCCACACCACATGCAATCTGCACCAGCTTCTGGAGTTTGACTGCTTCATTAACCGCACTGATGGTTGACTCATCACCTGACTTCTTCATCTCCACCACAAGATGTTTCATCATGGCGTTGAAGTGTTTGACTTGCTCTGGTGTAAGATCAACGCTACGTGTCTGCACAACGGTATCAGGTAGGTCGAAACAATCATCTCTCGTATATCTGATAGCTGGCTGGAGAACGTGTTGCACTATGTCAACACTATCCTGACGCGCAATCCACGTGTGCATCTTGTATTTGTACATGGTCTGGTCTCTGAACGCAGTCCAACGCTCAGTGATATACGGACTTTCAACTAGCTTAGCCAACGCCCACGCATCTGTTGGTGCATTGGGAGTGGGTGTACCTGTCATCAACCAAAGCCTAGCTTGTGGATTCTTCTCCATCCATTTGTAGAACTGTTTGAACCTTTGCGTCTGCCCATTGCGAAGCACAGCCGCCTCATCAACGATAACAAGATCAAACATATTGATAGCTTCAGTAGCAATGATAGAGAACCCATCATGGTTTACGATATAGAAGTCAGCATCCTTCTGGATCAGCCGCTTCCTACGCTCAGCCGTACCACGCAGGACAATGGCTCTGCGCTCGTAGAACCCCTTGAAAATAGCGTCACCCCACACCCGCTCCAGTGTAGAGAGCGGAGAGATGATAAGCACTTTGTTAACGATGCCCTCACTCATCAGATAGTCAGCCGCCCATAACGCACTCTGCGTCTTGCCAGTGCCGATCTCATTAAGAACCAGACACTTCTTGTGGGTTGTTAGAAAGGCGGCTGTCTTGCGCTGATGGTCGTATGGTTTGAACTGACTGGGCCAGTCATAGTAATGCAGGATAGGAGAAGGCGCACTGATACCGAGATCGTTAAGCGCAATCACACTATCAATGTCATGGGGTGTTACAACAACTTGTTGTCCGCGAAGCGTGACCATCTTGGAGTCACGGATAGTATCCAGAACCCGTGCAGGGCTATTCAACTTTAGGGCTAGAGCCTTGGCTTGTTCTATAACTAACATTTAGCACTCCCGAAATGTATTCTCTGGCTATCTCTAGTGTCTCGTCATCATACACGACGAAGCACTTGCCCCCTGCCGCTTCTATCTTAGCCATACACTGCCGTTGCAAGGCGGTAGGCTTCTTTGTTCTGTCTGCTTTGGCTTCTATCCCTACGAAATGCCCGTCCACACAGGCAATACGATCAGGTATCCCCGCTACCCCATAAACACCTGACTGTGGACTATAGAACCACAGACCTTTGAACTGGGATAACATCTTATCAATCTTGGCTTTGACCTTAGCCTCTGGTGTAGCCATCTATATACCCCTACTTTACATCAGTGTCAAGTATTAGGTGCAAAATCACAAAAGTTTTTGCAAGGGCAAAATTTACACAAGCCACTTGGCCTAGCTGGCCATACATCTTTCTCTAAAGATTGCTCTATCCTATTGATACGGCTCATCAATTTACGCCACATATCAGGGGCATGAGACCGCTTGTAAGTGTCTTTGTCCATAGCCTTATCCTGTATCCAAACAAAACTTGTGCGTACAGTTTCGATCTCAGGGTAGTGGGAGAACACCTGCAAAGCAAACAGTTCTAACTGGGAGAAGTCTGGTCTACGCTTGCCTGTTTTCCAATCCATAACTATGGCAGAGTTCTTGTGCAGGATCAGCACGTCCAGCTTGGACCTCATCCATGCGTCCTTATCCCACCACCCTGTGGGTGTAAGTTCCTTATTGAGAGTTAGTTCCTTCTCAACCTCAAGCGCACCGCTTCCAGTAAGTTTTAGGATAGCTTCCACTGTCGGCTCAAGGTGTGCGATCTCTGAGGACAACTCTCCTCCGAGCAATCTTTCCTCAAGAAATTTATGGATGCGTTCCCCATACTGGCTTGCTTCCCCGCCCTTATCTACCACGCTCTTGGTAACGCGCTGATGGTAGTACCTGAGTGGGCAGTTTTCGTACAACTTGATAGATGAGAAGGAATGGCTAAGCTGCATTTGTGTCCCTAACTTTTTTCGGTGCTGGCACTAAACATATATCTGCGTGAGCCTTGCAGTATGACCTACGGTGTACCGTTTCGCCACAATAAAATGCGTTGACCGACGTATCATCCGTCATAATATACCGACACTTATTAAAGTTAAGTTGCAGTATGTTTAGGTATGGTTTGTCTGGGTCATACTGGGGAATTGGTGGTGGAACCACTGGCTTTTGCTCTGGTTCTTCTGGGCGTATGCGTAACATGCTCCCTCCCTGTGTTGTATGGGGGACTTTACGTTCCAGTCTAACCACATTTGTGGTATCTTCCTTGGGTTCTTTGATCTCTTTAACCTTGACCTTGGACTTCTCAGCATTTCTATAAGCAAGTATGCCCTGCTCCCGTAGCCTATATACTTTACCAAGCACTGCGCTTCTAGTTACGCCAAGGCTTGCCGCAATAACAGCGCCGCTAGCACCTGCTCTCCACATCTCAATAAGTTTCTCTACGTTCATAGGCTCACCCATATAGCTAAGATTGTTATTAAGATATATACGATAATGATCTTGATCCACGCGATCTTGTCATCCCTATCCATCACTTACACTCCGCATAGTTGTTACCAATGGTAGCTTCGCAAGCCACTGGCAAATCCAACGCCCATGATGGCGGCGTTGACATGACCTCAATCATGTATGCCTTGGCTCTCTCAGCTTCATGCTCATCCACAAGAACGACCACCTCGTCGTGTACTTGCAACACAACCTTATATCTATGGCCTATCTTGGTCATCTGTTCGGACACGACAATCCTAGCGATAGCTTGCACGACATTTTCTGTCACCTTGCCACCGTAAATATGTGTAAACTTGTCTGTGTTTATTGGTTTGCCCATAACGCGGTCTTTAATTGCGTCTTTGTACACTCTTATGTCACCTGCGTATGAGTAGTTCTCACCCCTGGTTAGTAGAGGGTAACGAACTGCCAACTTATTGGGGAGAATTATGCAGTCCTTGCCCGTCTTGATGATAGGTATGTCATCGTTCAACCAGAACTCCTGACCATTAATCATGTTACCCAACGCGACACTGCATCTGGACCAAAGTCTAGCGACCTTGTGGTATTTTGTTCTGTATAGATTGACTGCGTTCTTAGCCTCATCTGAGTCCATCTTAACGCTGATACCAGCTTGCCCTATGGCTAGAGTGTTTTCGAACTTGAGCGAACCCATGCCGTAGCCAAGCCCCAAGATACAAGTCTTGCCGACAAACCGCTCGACCTTATCAGCCTTGGTTATCTGGCGACCATACACCTCTGATGCGAACTCGCAGTAGACATCGCGGCCTTCGGCAAAGGCGGCAATTAAGTCCTTTTGTCCAGCCAACCACGCAACAACACGGGCTTCGATCTGGGCGGAGTCACAAGCTATAAGAACTTTACCGTTGGGTGCTGTTATACTGCGGCGTAGCAAACCACCTCTCGGTAGGTTCTGAAGGTTCATCTTATCCCCGCCACTGAACCGACCAGTGTGTGCGCCGTAGTAATTAAGCATGATCGGGAGAGTGCCACGCTCAGCTACACCTAACAGAGACCGAGTGCGGGTCTCTTCAATGGTAGACTTCACGCCAAGCCTAGCCGCCACTGCATTGGCAACACGTATATTGGGGTGATCCAACAGATCAGTAAACGCTTTGTCTGACTTGCTGAAAGCATATGCCTCCTGACCTGTCGCCTTGCTATGCTTAGTCGGTGGCTCAACCCCGATAGCCCGTAGAAAATCTGCAAACTTAAAGTTGGACATAAGGATAGACTTAGCTTCATCCTCACTGCACCCAAGTTCGAGGGTCTCCACTAGTGTGGTCTTGTTCTCCAGAATATCCTCAAGATGTTTGTGTAAGACTGTCGTGTCGATCTCAAGCGTAGGCTCAGTGTACATACGTAACGTCTGGTCAATCAGCCGCAACTCACTGGATGGAAACCCCTTAACCATCTTACGGAACAACTTGTAGGTTAACTCCACATCGTTGACACAGTAGGATGCGTACCGCGCAAGCCCTTCCGTCGTGAAGTCAGACCGTCGCATACCCATAGCGTTAATAACTTCGTCGCCCTTCTCGCCCAGCTTGTAGTACGCGACTAGGTTCTTGAGCGAACCACCTACAGATATGTTGTGCAATGGTCGAGCCATCGACAGAGTGTCCAACCAGAACGCTGGCTTGATACCGTAGTGCCACGATAGGATAGCACCATCGAACGCTGTGTTGTGGCAGAGTATAGCCCGCTTGGTGTAGTCAAGAGACTTCAAAAATCTGCCGACATTATCCCCACTGTACCAGTCAGTGGGGTGATCATTGACCTTGATGCCTACACCGATAACCTCGAAGCGAGGGTCTCTTACATAGGCTTCAGTCGTCATCTTGGACAGGGAATAGTCCTTGTCGTAGTATGTTTCAAAGTCAATCGTTACAATATCCATCACTTGCCCCCCAGTATTTTGTTAGTCGCACCTTTTGTAGTAGCGAAGTCACTTGCTATTTGCGGGTGATGTTTCATCACATGCTCTGCCAGTTCCAACATGGGAGCCAATGATTTAGCTATAATAGTCATGTTTTGATACATATCTCTAAGGCAAACGATTATATCTTGCTCTGTCTTACTCGCGTTTGCATTGTTGTTGTTGATAGTATTGATAAGGTTATCAATACCTTGCGACATATATACCACCCCATATAAGGTGTGTGTTAGTTGTATCGGGTTCATCACACCATCTCCACGTTCTCGACGAAGCACTTCAGTCCAACGATATAGTTCTGGTCCACCCTAACCCACGGACCTGACTCAGTACGCTTGATAAACCATTCATTAGTAGCGACCACTTGTTTGATAGCTACGACAGTCTTGCATGGGGCTGGCGATGCCGCCATAAGAAACGCCGCCAATAAAATTTCCATTATCTGTATCTCCCATAATATCTAATGCCAGCTTGCAGAAACATATCTGTCATTGTGTTGAAGTGTTCAGTCCACGCTTCATTACGAGTGTTGTCTTTGGTCATTGCGTAGTTAACAACCTTGATCCCCGACTGGATGATCAATCCAGAACATGTTGCACATGGGTGCAGTGGTGTTACGTAAAGAGTATAACCGTGCAACGGCTCACGTGCAGACAGGATAGCATTAGCCTCTGCGTGAACGACACGCATATACTTCTTTGGTCTATCATCATAAATCTCAGGGCTATCATCCACGCCACGGGGGAAACCATTGTACCCAACGCTTGCAATGGTACGATCAGGGCGAACAATCACCGCCCCGACCTTTGTTGATGGGTCTTTAGACCATGATCCAACCATGTCTGCTAGATCAAAGAACCTGTTATCCCAAGTCATTTGCTCACCACAGGTGGGTACGTACTGCGGGTGAGGGGATCAACTGGTTCGCCCCTATACACAACCACACTGCACCCTGAAAGCATCAGTGCCAGCAACACCACAACATATTTCATTTTACTTCTCCCAACAGTTCACTGATGTCTTTGACGAGTTGGTCCTGCAAAGCCTCATGCTCTGCAACATCTTTATAATAGTCCTTCAATAGGCTCTCAAACCTATTACGCAATAAGGTTTCTGCACTGTTCAATAGATCAGCCTCGTGCTGGTTCTCTGGTGGGGATTGTTGTATATGCCAACGTGCTGTGGTCCACTCGACAGCCGCCGACAACACAGGGTCCATACTTTTACGTTCTACCTTGTTCATTTATTTTCTCCCAAGAATAAGCGTTGCGCTTTCATTGCTACCCAAATCTTATTGGCTTGCTCATTGTGCTGGATAAACAGGTGCATAAAGTCTTTGATAAATAATAGTTCTTTGTAATCCTCCATAGTTATATCAACATGTTTATCCTTACCATCAGTAATCCTAATCAGATTAGATGTTCCTCCAGAAACAACGAATGGATTATTAGATATATTACTTGGTGGGTACATCATCACAACCTCCACTTATAGATCGCACCAATCTATTTATATTTGTTACTGTGCCACGTACTTCGTGCCACTTAGTTCTCTGGTGATTACCCGCAATAATAACTCGCGGATAACCTTCAACTTGTACAAAGTAATGGTCTTTAGATTTGACCAGTGTGTATGGCACTGGAATTTCTTCCAGTGCTTTCTTTATGATTGGGTCAATCTTCATTGCCTATCCATGTTATGGATACTCTGAGCCATCTGCTTTGCTTCTTCAGCAATCTGTGCCTCAAGTTCACGGGCAACATCATCTTTGAAATTTGCCATAGTCACAGAAGGATTTACAATGTTCAGTTCCATTGCAAGTTCAGCCGCGATAGCTACATCCAGACATAGTTCTACCCATGTCTCCAAGTGCATACGGTTTTGTGACAGCTTACTAAACTTGTTACTGATCTCTGACACAACAACGTCAAACGTGTTTGTGTTTGTGTCACGTAACGCAGTTGCTATTACAGCACCACGTGCATACACCGAGGTAGCATCCCCGAATATGCGCTGTCTTTCACGCAATGTGTGCATTGCATTGCTAAGTACGTCACTGGATTTCATGGCTTGCTCCTATCATCTGTTCCAATGTTACGTTTCTCGTAGGCAATGAGGAACAACAAGCAACATGCGGCATGTGCCAGATGCGACTTCCTAGTCTCCTCATCTAAGTTTTCTCCAGCCCACCATGACCACAGGTGTCTTTGCATAGCGTCATAGTAGCGGCTCCAGTCAGCACCAGCGCACCAATTATTAGCTGAGTATTTCTTGGCCCCGTAGGCTAGCACCTTCAACACTTCCTCTACTGCATCAGTGGGTAGCAAGTGCCAAGGTAACTTGTTCTTGTCGTGCTTCACAAAAACATCTTTGTCTGTCTTTGCTTTTGACTCAGCAACAAACACTTCTTTAGGTGTCTGCCTCTTAGAGATAACATAGTAGGCATACTGCCACGATGTTCCACATGCCGCCGCCGCTTCTCTGGGTGTAGCTAGTGGGTTCTCGATAAAGTACTTGGTCAGTACGTGATGTTTGAATTTAGTTCTACTCATCTTTCTTGCTCCTAATAACAAGATCATACCCCAACGTGTTTATGATTGCCTCCATAGCGGCAAGGGTTGGGGCTTGTAATCCTGTTCTCCACTTCCTCATGGCACTAGATGATATGCCAGACCTAGTAGCAACGTCCTCTTGTGATGCTCTCTGGTTGTTAATCTCCTTCCACATCCATACAACGAAGGGATGAACCGCCCGTCCTTTAACGGGCGGCTTTAGTGTTGGTGTTCTCTGCCTCTGGTATACTCTCATGACCACCTCTTATGTGACAGGTGTATCATATAGGCATAGGCAGATACTTAACGCAAGGGTTAAGTTTGTATAAAAATATTTTTGTTGTGCTCGCCGAACACGCCATACGCCATACGCAGTTGGACGCTATGTTCCTTAAAGAAATTATCTAGATGAGCCGTGCTAAACCCCGACCTATACGCCACGCCAAGGTTAAATACGATAACGTCCAGAGTATCTTTGCTAAAGTCTTGTTCCTTTATGGCCTTAACAACGTGGTTGCAAAGCAATAGAGTATCCAAACGCTTGCTATAGTTCCTCTTAAAGAAGTTTTCTTCCAGTGCTATGGCATCTAGCACACCTAATTTGCTACGTAATGCAATGCCTTTGCGCCATTGTGCAATATCTTTTAGCCATTGACGCCGTACTTCCGATACAACTTGGTGTTTAAGATCAGGCCGTCGATTAAGACACGCACCACTAGCCATATCAAACTGTATACCAGCAAAGTACTGTGGCGATGTTGTGCTACCACCGTTGTTCCAATAATCCCAGAACGATTTATGCTCATTAAATACCATCTCATAGCTTGCTATGCGGTACTTACCCATACCGAACCGTGTAAAGAACACAGGCAGATAGGTATGTAGCGAACCAACTATGGTCTGTGCTTTGTTACGAATACTCAATGTGCTAGCAACAAACGTCAACACGTTGTCAGGTGTCAGGTCACACAGGTGGACAGACTTATTAGGACCATCACAAATCCATACCTGTATGGTATCACCAGTTTTGAACGCTCTGAACGTATGGTTTAACGCCTTCCCCTTTTGGGGAAAGCGCAACTTACTCACCATATTATTCAACATGGTATAACTTGTGATAAGTTTCTGATTACCACTACGCTGATGTGGATACTTTTGCATGTTATTTCCCCAAGAATTTGCTTGCCACAACCACAGAAGTCATGGAGTCCAAGTCCATAACCTCAGACAGATTAACGCTGTCGTTCTTCTTACGCTCCTTAATCTCACGATGTTTATCTTTGTATGAGTCAGGCACAAAGTCCCACAGTGGGGGCCATGCCTTTAGTGCTGGTGCTAATGTAGAATGTGTTGTCATAATAACACGCAAGTTATCTTTGAACTTGTTAAGCTGATCTTCTATAGCTTTGATATTATTATTACGAGTTTGAACCATCTCGACAAGATCATCCCATATACCAGTGCCATCTGGTATAAGTTTATAGCTAGTACCACCTGTACCAAAGTCAAAAGTAGCTTTGAAGTGTGGCTGTGGTCCAAGTTTATATGGGAACAACTTAGGTGTTGTTAGATTGAAGTTATGGTTTAACAGTACTTCATGGACAGAGTGTATGCCAAACATACTAGTTGAGTTAAAGAACTCTGGTGGAAGCATACCCATATGCGGCAAGTAACGTGAAAATATCCTGTCATATAGTTCTTCAGCAGACATAGGGATATTGTTAGTCGCCGCTGTAATACGGGGAACAAATGTTTGGCTTGCTTTGGTAAGTATAGCAGACTGCAACTCATTAGAAAAACGTACAATAGCCATGATCATTTCTCCTCTTTGATCACAATAGATTCATCAACTACAGTAACAGTAACGTCGCCAATGGCGACGCTATAGAGAATGTAATTAAGTGAACTAAGTTTACGCTCAAGTAGCATAATCCAAGCACACAGAATAAGGTTAGTAACAACTAACCCAGCAATAAGTATTTCGTTCATGCTACTGCCTTTACTACCCGACCAAATGGTGCAACGGGTTCTTTTGGGCCATTGAATACAGCCCAGAGTACAGGATACTCTGGTGCTGGGCCGTAATCATCACAGTACAGATCAGTAAGGAACACACAAGCCACAGGCTCTATGTCATGGTCCTCTATGTATTTGAACACAGGACTGAACGCAGTACCGCCACCACCACGTGGTTTAACAACAAGTTCCTCATCAGGACCGAACTTGTCATAGTGACAGACAGCATGGTCAAAATAGACCACGTGCATAGCGGTAGGACTTCCGTCAGATTTGATTGCCTTCATCTCTGCGGCAAACATATCAATCTCTTTGGCTCCAATAGAACCAGAGCAATCAATAGCTATGACAATATCGCCTAGTGTTTCACCAGTGACAGAAGGCAGATAGACACCTTGGCTGATAAACCTACGGTTAGGTCGTGCAAAACTACGCTCATCAGTCTTAGCTTTGAACACAAAGTCACGTAGTACATCACGCCAATCTACCTTTGGCTCAAGCAATTCACCAACAAAACGCTCCATGTTGGCACTAAGTGAACCCATAAGTTTAGCGGCTTGAGCCGCATTAGCTACCTTGAGTTTCCACTCGCCGATCTCTGCCTCTTGATCAGCACCAGTGGCTTCACTGGGGATAATATCATCACCAATACCGCCATTACCTGATCCAGAGCCATTGCCATTGCTCTCATCTGGCAACATGCCATAGATGTTGTCGGTAATACCATTACCAGACTTGTAGAGGCTGTCGTTAAGACAGCCTCCATCAATGAACTTACCGATCTTTTCCTCAACAAGTAGCTGGTTGATTACGTAATCAGCGGCTTTGTTCCATCTAACATGGTCTCTGCCTTGCAAACGATAGTTATGCTCAAGCATTGGATGCATGGTCTCATGAGCAATGAGGAATACCATCTCCTCATCAGTCAGATCAGCACAGAACTCTGGGTTAAACATGATAACCCTGCCGTCAGTAGCGGCAGTCTTGACCTTATCTGTGATAACAGTAGGCAAACCAAGAGCAAGAGAGCCAATGAAGGCACTCTTTTGGTCTAACAACAGGGTTGTTTTAGCCTTGGAAACTCGACGTGAAAGTTCTTGTGTCATGGTAATCTCCTCACATACCAGTCATGAATACGGACATTTTGTCCATGATAGCCTTAGCTTCTGCCGCTGTATCACGACGAAGGTCAGGGTCATTACGCAAAGCATCAGGATGATACTTGGCAATCTTACTCTCAACTTGCTGACGCATATTCTCCAAGTTAGCATCATCAGCAAAGTTAAGACGTGGCAACATGGCACAGATTTCTCTGGCATTTTCGATCATGCTGTCACGAAAGATAGCTGTAGGATCAGCTAACTTATCAGCCATATGCTGAACACGTTCAAACAAACGTGACCAAACATCTTTCATAGCGGTAGCACTAGCTTCACGAAGTCTTGCCTCAACATCTCTCTGGATGGTGTCAAGTTCTGAGTTAGACAACTGCACCCTAAAATCAGCAGAAGGTACAGGAAAGATAGCCATATCAATCTTGAACTTACGTTCGATCTCTGAACGAGTTGGATAATCAGCAGGGTTAAACAGATCACCCAGAAAACGCTGAGCATTATGGCATAGGTCATCGTAGTTATCGGTAAAGTCATGGACTAAACGCTCCCACTCAGCCTTTTCCTTACGAAACTCTGTCATAAAGCTAAGGTAATTAGCAGATGGTAACATCTGTGTACCCTCAATGCCCCAAGGCAATGTGTTCTGGTAATACTTAGTACGGATAGCCGTAGCTTTCTTGTGAACACGATCAAGATAATCATTCATAGGCAACAGAGACTTATTATAGCGACCAGCCGCCATAGTTGTATTGTTGCTATCAGCAACCTGCTGTGTGGCTCGTTTGTCATACTTACGAGCGGTCCACTGAGAGATGTTAAGTTGTACTAACAAAGCACGATCAGATAGGTTCATAGCTTTCACTCCACTATTGTTACTGATGGTCTCATCAGCACTGGACTAACCAGTGGACAGGGGATAAATCCCCTGTTTCGACCTTAAAACAAAACATCTTGGTGCTTGACTGCCCAGTTAGTGAAGGCACTGGTATTAGCCAAGTCTGGGTTCTTACGTGTTGCATAGCTGATGGTAAGAACACTGAACTCTGGAGGCATACGCTCTGCAAAAGAGCAAACACGATCAAAGTTAGACGCTGTAGCACGATGAGCAATGGCTCCAGAGATAGCATGGAGTACACCAAGATCAGTTGGTACATCGTAACTAGACGGGTTAAGCAACAGAGCATCTACATTAGGCAGTTTACGATACAACTTGAGATATGTTGTAAAGTAAGCGGCGGCACTCTCGCCAACAACACCAGTGAAATACTCAAACTCACAGTCTGATGGTATAACACCAACAGCAGGACTAATACGCTCAGTCCAACCACGAATTGTCGGGCTAACATCTTTGGATGGATCATGAGCGGCGGCTAAGTCTGGTTTGAAACGCAGGAAACTAACCACGATAGGGTTAACACCATTCTCCAATGCCCAACCAGTCCAGTCATCAAGGTGAAAGTCATAGTTAATCAACGCTTCACGATTACGGAGATGAGACAAGACACGATTAGCACCAGCACGATCACTCTGCCTGTTACCAGTGGAGATAACTTGCCAGCCGTCAGCCATAGGTACACCATGCAGATCACGTTCTTGGATAAGATGGGCCAATAGTTTCTGCTGATCAGTACCAGCCTGATTACGATCATCGAAGCACAGGATACCACCACGACCGTCATCCCACTTGGAACCCTTGGCAGGATACCAATCAATAAGTTTATACTTAACAGTATCATCAGAGATAGATGGAATACCGAAGTCCTCGACGAGCATTGTTGCCATGTTTCTAAGGACACAGTGAACATCCAAGTCTTTAGCAACAGACTTTACAATGCTGGATTTACCAACACCAACAGCACCCTCAATGCACACTGCAATCTGGAGTGGGTTAAGTGACTTGATAGTATCTTTGATATGGTTGGGACGCATGTTAGTTACCCTTTTTGCTGGTTGTTTTCTTGTGATCAGGACCATAGGAAACGTGCTGACCAACAGCACGATTAGCCTTGGCTACCATCTTGTCGGAAAAGTACAGTGGGGAACCACTAGCGTCTTTCACTACGGCTCCACTAACATCCCTCAAGATGTATAGTTTCAATGCTGTCTTAGTCATTTTCATTCTCTCCATTTGATATAATACCAACAACATCATCAATCTGAGACTGAATCATATCAATATATATTGTAGGAGCATTGATACTCTTAGCCTCATCAAGATTACGTAACAACTTAACCAACAGATCGTTGGCTAGTGAGATAAGTTCTTGTGTCATGCCGCCTCCACTAAGATAAACCCACCATTCATACGCTTGTTAGCTAACGATGCATAACCATTGTAGGACAGTTCGATCATTGCATCAGTACGAAGGTTATAACTTGTAATGTTATAAGGACGGGTCTTAGATTTGTGCATGGAAGTAGTACGGGTAGACTTGTCCTCATTGGCAAACCACATACCAGAGACAGGCTCCCAAATTAACATTGGGTAGTGATAGCCATAAGAATACACAACATAGATACCGTTGTCTTTCAGATGGGCAAACACAGTCTTGTTACCATTGATGAATGGAATGTGGGCCGTTACAAGTTTACGCATATTACTGTTAAGTACGTTCTTAACTTGCTTCATAGCTTTACGCTCCGTATGTTAAGTTAAATTATATATACATTCAGTAGTTAAATTCCTACCGAGCCACCATCCTAGCACGGATCGGGCGGCCTGTCAAGTTTGCCGTTTGGGGCTGTAAGTTTAGCGGAAATATAGATTGTCAAGATGTTTTATCTAACTTAACAGCTAAAAAATAGATTAAGAAAGTGCAATGAAATCAATATGTTAGGCACAACAATCTGTAAAATCTGTGTTTTTGAATATAATGTGATGCTAAATGTATGGGGATATATAAGTTTACATGTTAAGTAATTAGTACCGCACTTTACATATAATTGGGAATACAATTTTGGAAACGAACGCATAACATTAAAAAACACAGA